GCCGTAGGCAGAAAAAATCCGATGGGCCATATGGGTGAAACCCGGGGGGGATGCTAGTGCGCGTGGGTGAATCGCGTGTAGCGAACGGGTGAGTGGTCGGCACAAGCCCTATGGCCGTGAGCACGCGGGCCGATGCTGTCCCCGCAAGCTCTCTCCCATGACGTTAGGAACGTGGTCCCCATGCAACACGCGCTAGCCGCTCTCATCCCGGTGAGCCTGCCGACCGGCATCCCCTCAACCGTGATCGACGCTGTCCGCTCTGTCGCTACCCGCTGTGTTGACCGGCGCATGGCGGGCCGGCCGCAGGATGACCGGGAGGACGTCACGCAGGTTGCTGTCATGCATGCGCTCGGTTCGGTGTGCTGGGATGGCGCCGACCCGCGCGACGCTGCCGCTCTGTCGGCCCGTGCCGCTGTGCAGCGGTTCATTCAAGATGCCCAGAGCAACGGCCGTGAGCTGTCCGGCGGGTCGGATGCCGACCTAGACACGCTGTCCGATGGGAACGCGCTCGGCGTGGCCACGCTGGCCCCGTCCCCCGACCACATGACCCGTACCGACCTGTCAGACGTGTTCGCAGACGCCATGCGGGAACTTGACCGGGCCGATCCTGCCTTGCATGGCGCGCTGTCCGCGTGGCTCGATTCGGCCCGTTCCCAAGATCGGCGCGGTTCGGTGCCCACGCTTAAGGGCATGCTTGCTAAGCGGGTCCGGGAAGTTGTGCCGGCCGTGGCTGCCGAAATCATCATCCGGAACGCTCTGCAGTCCGGAACCGTCAAGCGCGCAGAGCGCTGGGAAAACGTCAGCACGCAAGATGCCGACATGCCGGGTGGCGCGTTCGGGATCCGGGATCGCTCGGAGTCCGGTAGCGCGTCCCCCGTGGTGGTTCGTACGCCGATCGCTGGGCCAGCTTGTGAGACGTGCGCTCACGACACGTGCGCCGTGGTGCGGGCCGGCCGGTATGAGCCGCTCACGGAAGAGCAGAGCGCGACTCTCGGGCTGACCGGCCGGACGGGCGCCTACCGGGCGACCCGCGCGGACCGCGCTGCCGATGACTGGGCATACGCGCTCACGCCGTCCGGGCCGGTCCGCAAGAGTGAGAACCGCAAGGGGAACAAGGGTGGCGGGTCCGTAGGGACGTCCACCACGGTCCGCGGGCCGCGCCACGCATGGGGTGACAAGTCGGCGTGACGCGCTAGGCCGCAGAAAGCGGGCCGGTTAGGGGTGACCCTGCCGGCCCGCTTTCTTGCGTCCGGGCCGGCAGGGTGACGGGCCGCTGTGGTGCCGTGGCGGCCGGCCGGCACGCGGGTAGGGCCGGCCGGCCCGTGAGCGTGGCACGTAGGGCCCGTGGCGGCCGGCATGCGCCGAACGGGTGAGTGCCGGCCGGCTCGATTGCCCTCCCTAGCAGAGCGGCAAGCACGGCCGGCCGGAACATCGGGCCGGGCGCCCAGCCGGACGGACCGCGCGGAACGCGCGTTGAACGCCGGTTGAGCCAAGCGGGTGAGTGCCCGCGTGCTCGATTGCCCTTCTAAAGTGCAAGCGCACGACGGACCGCACGGAAAGCGCGGACCGGTCGGCACGCTCCGGGCCCGCTGGGCCGAACGGGTGAGTGCCTGCCGGCCCGATTGCCCTTCCTAGTGACGGCCGCAGATGTGCCTGCTGGACGGATCACAGAAAGTCGGCTCACAGGAGTCACACGCTCAAGGTTGCTTGGGCCCGCGGTGCGGGTAAGCGGCGCCCTTGAGCTGGTGATGAAGATCGTGAGAGCAGGAGCCTGATCAACTCCCCGACGCAACCGTCCAGCGGGCACATCTGCGGCCGTCCCATCAGCGGCCCGCTACATCTCCTGGTTGGCCCCAGCGTTTTCGGAGGTATCCAATGCCCAGCAAGATCGGGCCCGACGGCACGGTGACCCTGGACGGCAAGGTCATCGGCCAGGTGGTCAAGCACGAGCCGGACGGGCTGCACATCCGCGGGATGAGCGTCAGCCTCTCCAGCAAGCCGCTGTGGATCCCCACGGCCGCGGATGGCACGGTCCTGGACGAGCACGGCCTCGACACGCGCAAGGCCGCTGTGAAGCTGCTGGAGCAGTACGCACAGCCGCTGGAGGTCGCTGACCTCAAGGTCGAAGACGGGCTCAACCTGTCCGGCAAGCAGTGCGTCACCGCCACTGTGACCTGGCAGGGCATCCGCGCTTCGGTCAGTCGCTACCCGCACGAGAAAGCGTGGGTGATCGACTGCCTGTTCAACCGCGGGTCGTTCTTCCCCGCGTTCTCCAACGGCACGGGCACGCGCTACACGCGGCCGCACTTCCTGCGCGGGGAGCAGGAGCGGTACCTCAACAACGTGGCGCACGAGGCCGGCCTCCTGGAGGACGCCACCTGCTACGCCGAGCAGGCGTACGCGCAGGTCGAGGCCGCGCAGGCCGCCGCTACGCCGAGCGAGTGAGTGCCCCAGCGCTCGCTTGCCTTCCCTAGCAACAACCACCACGGAGGTCCCGGTGAAGTACCTCAACGTCATCAGCGACGCACAGGCGCGCACGATCGCCGCGGACTGGCACGGTGGCCAGGCGTCCGCGCTGTACTCGCTGGCTTCCAGCGGGGCCATCACGGACCCGGCCGGCACCAAGTTCGAGATCAGCCGCGACGTGCGCAGCCTCGACACCGGCCGCGCCCGCCGGCCGCTGCTGGCGCTGTACAAGTACGTGGAGCACCACGGCGAGCGTGGCCCGGTCGAGGGCTGGGCCCAGCTGTGGGACGCCACCGAACCGACACTGGAGGAGTGCTGATGAGCTACGACCGCGAGACGCACGCGCGCGGGGTGGACCACGGCTGGGACGCCGCCAACTACGCGGACGCCTACGGCGTCACGCAGACCCAGGAGGAGGAGGCCGCCGCACGCGCCGCGCAGTACGCCGAGGTTGACCCCAGCTTCGACACCAGCGCCTACACCACCGGTTTCGCCGAGGGCTGGGAGCGCTTCACCGAGGGCCAGTGGCAGGACGGCTCGCCCCGAGAGCAGGAGTAGCAGTGCCCAAGTCCCCACCGTCCAAGTCCCCGACCATCGTCCCCAACCCCAAGCCCGTCGGACCCCAGAGCCTCTACCTCAACCCGCTGCCCACCGCGGACGAGGGTGAGGCGTCCAAGCTGGTCATCCAGTTCGCCTACTGGGGTGCGCTGTTCCTGTGGACCATCACCCACTACGAGTTCGACGGTGACGACGGCTTGATCGAGCACGTCACCACCAACGACAACGGCGTGGTGACGGTTCACCCGCCGCACCGCCCGTAGCACCGCGCACCGCCCGTAGCACCGCACCACCTCTCCCACCACGTCCCGGATCGCCCGAGCACTGGAGCACCGATGACCTTCGAGACCATCAGCACCCTGAACACCAACACCCTGATCGGCTTCACCGACAAGCGCGGTCACGCCTGGCACTACAAGGCCCAGGAGCAGGGCGCCGAGTCCAACCACTACCCGGGCGCCATCCCGGTGGAGCACGTCACCCGCCGGCTCTTCGACTGGGCCGCCACCAGCCGTCGCGTCGCGGTCGAGGTCCCGGCCACCTTCGAGGACATGACCCACCTGGCCGAGGACGGCACCCCGATGAAGTGGGCCGTGCAGTTGGACCGGCAGGCCATCGCCCGTGACGACAACAACCACGTCATGGGGATGTTCAAGGACGGCTACCAGCCGCACCAGTACAAGCAGTGGCTGCTGGACACCGTCGCGAACCTGCTGGACGACGACCTGAGCATCGGGTCGGCCGGTCTGCTGCGACAGGGCGCCGTCGCCTGGGTGCAGGTGGAGGTGCCCGACACCATCACCACACCCGAGGGCGTCTCCTTCCGGCCCAACCTGCTGGGCTGCACCAGCTTCGACGGCTCGATCGCCACCACCTTCAAGCGCACGATCACGGTGGTGGTCTGCGACAACACGCTGGAGGCCGCACGGGGTGAGCGTGGGCAGCAGTTCAAGGCCAAGCACACCAAGAACTCCGGCTTCAAGCTGGCCAGCGCCCGGCAGGCGCTCGGCATCATCCACCAGGCCGCGGACGACTTCACCGCGCAGGTGGCCGAGCTGTGCGCCACCACGGTCACCGACAAGCAGTGGCTCGCCTTCCTGGAGGCGTACGTGCCGGTCACCGAGGACGGCAAGAAGAAGGAGGGCCGCGCGCTGACGATGGCCATCAACAAGCAGGACACGCTCAAGAAGCTGTGGAACCACGACCAGCGGGTCAGTCCCTGGAAGGGCACCAGCTTCGGGGTGCTGCAGGCCGTCAACACCTACGACCACCACGAAGGCATCGTGCGTGGGGGCACCCGGGCCGAGCGCAACATGATGTCGGCCGTCAAGGGTGAGCAGGGCAAGGCGGACGACGCGGCGATGGAGCTGCTGGGCCGCATCCTCACCAACGCCTGATCCGAACAGGCACTCGGGTGCCGCTGGATGGAGAGAGCCAGCGGCACCCTGTGAGCCCTTCGGGTGAGTGGTCAAGGCGCGGATTGCCTTACCAGACAACAGAGGAGGTCACCTTGGACGTGCACGACACGATCCGCGCCATCGCCGCTGCCGTGGCCACGCGGCACGAGCGCTTCACCAGGTACACCGTGGAGACACCGCACAACTACTGCGGCAGCATCCTCGGCTCCAACGACGCCACGATCTTCATCCGACTGGAAAAGGGTCGACTCGTCATCGCCGGCACGTACCCCGACCGCGAGTACCGCCACCGGAGCGTGAAGATCACGGTGGCCGCCGACCGGGACCCCATCCTGATCGCCCGAGAGATCTGCCGCCGGCTGCTGCCGGAGTACCTCACCCAACTGACTGAGGTGCAGGCTCGCGTCGCCGAGCGCAAGCAGGCCGAGCGTGACTACAAGGTGGTCGAGGCCACCATCACCACACACCCGCTGATCGAGACCTACGGCACCACGGGAACGCTCATCCTCACCGTGCCCGGCACCGCCAACGACTACATCCAGTTCAGTCTCAACCACGACGGGTCCAGCGCCCGCATCGAGCGCGGCAACCTGCCCACCGCTCTGCTGCTGCGGCTGGCCGACACCCTCAAGGAGCGCAGATGAGCGAGCCCACCCAGATCACCACCAGCGACTCCGCCTGGACCTTCGCCCGGGGTGTCGCCGCCGGCGCCGCTGCGCTGGAGATGCTCAGCGAGATCGCCCACGAGAGCCGTGACACCAAGCTCAAGTTCTTCTGGCTGTCGGTGGGCACCAAGCTGGCCCAGGACGTGCCCTACGGGGAGCAGGAGCTGGTCACGCAGTTCGTGGCCGGCGCCGCCACCCGGGCGCCCACGGAGGGCGAGCTGGGCGTGGACCCGCGCCGCCGCCGGGGTGGGATCCTGTGAACCCCCAGCGTCCGCAGACCCCGTTCGAGCAGGCCATCGGCATGATCCTGATCCTGATCGGGATCGTGTTCATCCTGGGGATCTGCATCAACTACAACATCCAGAACGCCAAGTCCCGCGACGCGCGCGACCAGTACTCCGAGCAGTCGGGGTGCACCTGGTCGGGCAACGACCTGTCCGGCTACCACATGGAGTGCTGAACCGATGACCAAGCCCACCATCACCAAGGGTGTCGCCAGCCACTACGCCGGCACCCACGAGAACATCTACGACGTGGGCGACGGCACGTCCGGCGGTCTGCTCAGCGTCGGGCGCCTGAACAGCAACGGCCAGGGCCCCTACACCGGCTCGCTGGTCATCAGCGCCTACCGGCTGGACGCCGACGTCAAGGTCACCGCCCCGGTCGAGCACCTGATCGTGAGCGACGCCGTGGTGATGAGCGCCCAGACCGTGATGGAGCTGACCAGCACGGCCCTCAACAACACCCAGATCGCCGAGCTGCAGCGCCGACTCTTCGCCAGCCACGAGTTCGCCACGCTGCTCCAGAAGCTCGCCGACGAGACCGTGGAGGCCACGCCGTGACGGAAGAGGAGCAGAAGTCCACCGAGCCCGTGCCGGGCGAGCGCTACACCTTCGAGCCCGTCACCACGGTCTACATCGCCGGCGGCCTGACGCGCTCGCTGGCTCGCCTCATCGACCTGGCGCTGGAGACGGACGCGCCCACGATCATGAGCGGCTCCGAGCGGGTGGGCCTGCGGCAGTTCGCCGAGGCGTGCCGCACCGCCTACACCAACGAGCGAGACAAGGAGTAGTCAACGTGGACACCACGGCATTCGAGATCGCCGAGCGCTTCGAGACCGGCAGCGGACACCGCTACTTCAAGGCCGCCAGCGGCCCGCGCACCGGTCAGTGGGCCGTGGCCGACTGGTCCGGCTCCCGGCCGTGGAACACCGACGACGGCGTGCTGTGGGTGGTGCCGGGCCAGTTCATCGAGGTGGGCGACGAGATCGGCGCGCTGGACCTGGAGAAGGACGGCCGCCAGGGCCCGGAGCGCACCCGTACCCCGCTGGGCCCGGCCGAGGCCGTCATCGTCGCGTTCCGGCTGGGCCTGCCCATCCAGATCAAGGGCCAGCGTGCGTACACGGTCGTCGAATACGACCCGCCGCCGTGCCCGGCGATGGAGAGCGGCCGCCGCTGCGCCTACCGGGCCGGCCACGATCCCAACCACCCGCACCGCTTCGAGTAGGAGATCGCGCCGCCACCGAAGCGGAAGATATCGAGGAGGTGGGCCGCGCCATCGAGCGGGTGCGCCAGGCCAAGAACCGGCTGGAGCTGCTGCGGCAGCTCGCGGCCCAGCTCAAGGGAGTGTGAGCAATGAACAAGCGGGCCGACGAGGTCAGGGCCCAGGAGGCCGTCAAGGTCGACGGCCGGTACCGGGAGATCGTGGATCGGGAGCGCGTCACCGACAACTGGATGTCGTTCACCCTGCGCGGGGGTGGCAAGGTGAGTCACGAGGTGTACGAGGAGGTGACCTCGGCCAGCCCGGAGGAACTGCGCCAGGAGGCGATCACCTTCCTGCGCAACACCATCGCCCAGTCGCCGGAGTTCGCCGGCGCCTTCGCGGTCGTCAACATCGACGTGGTGAACAAGACGACGATGGTGTTCGACCTGGACGACGGCACCACCATCCGGCTGGACATCAGCCGCTACGTGCGGGAGGACTGACATGCGCCAACCCATCTGGGTCGACGGGATCAAGCCGCAGGAGAGTGGCGAGCCGATGGCGTTCGCCCGCGGGCCGGACTACCCGTCGGTTCGCTTCGAGGCTCTGACCGTGGCCGGCATTGCCGCTGTGGCCGAGCGCACCGCCTACGTCACGCTCTCGCACCGGAACCTGGCCGCCCTGCTCGGCGCCATCCCGGCTCTCGACATGCAGCGGGATCCGGAGGTGTGGCAGGCGTTCCTGAAGCTCCGCGAGTTTCTGCTCAAGAAGGAGGACTGATGCCGCTCAAGTTCAATACCTACACCGATGGCGAGCAGCGTGCCATCGTTCTGATCCGCCACGTCATCGACTTCTGCGTGTTGGTCGCGGCCGCCGCGATGTTGCTCGACGGTGGCGAGGGCGAGGTGGAGGAGCGCCCGACACCGACTCGGGCGGACATCGAGCGCGAGGCGAAAGAGCTGCTCACCAACAAGGGGCGCGACTGGCTGATCGGGTGGCAGGAGAGCCTCACGGAGAACGACGCCGACGAGGTCGAGACCCGAGCCGTGGAGGTCGTCCGCACCCTCTACAAGGAGCTGGCCTAGATGCCGAAGCGGCTGCCCATTGTCGTCACGGGCGTGGAGACGGCCAACCCGTTCAAGGAGATCGTGCAGTACCGCGCCAAGAGCGTCGCCGGGCCGGGCGACACCAACAGCCGGGACGTGTTCGTCTACCTGTCGCTGGGGGACCTGGCCCAGCTACTTGGCGCCGTCGACCTGGAAGAGCTGTACGCCGAGGACGTGGCCACGATCCGCGGTGCCATCCGTGTACTACGAGCCCTGGAGGCGAGGTGAGAATCCGACACCCGGACTACGCGCAGATCAACGCCACCCACGCCGCCCAGCTGGAGCAGATCGAAGCCCACCCGCGGTTCCCGGACCTGGTGCGGGAGGTGGCCGTGGCCGAGCAGGGCGGGGGACCCGGCTACGACTGGCTCCGGCGCAACTCCCGCACGTTCGGTGCTTGGATCACCCGCTGCACCCCGCCACTGCCGCGAGTCGGCAAGCTGTCTCACCGGGCCTGGGTGCTGGCCGAGCTGCTGGCGGCCGAGCTGGGGATCCCCGAGGGCCCCGACCGGGGCAGCCTGCGCGGCGTGATCTTCGTGGCCGCTCGTGACCACGTCCGCTGCCGGTCCAACGGCCGGCCCACCGGCGAGCTGGTCCTCTGCCGGCGCTGCCGCTGGCCGCTGTACCGGGTGGATGGCCACTGGTTGGACGCCCACGACCGGACCTGCCACGACGGCATCGACTCCGCACCGCACGAGCCGGAGGGCTGAGATTATGTGGACGTTGGCAGTGTGGCTCTTGATCGGTATTGCCGCTGGGGTCGCTCTCTCTCTGGCAGGCCACCACAGACGCCGCTGAGCGCGCGCCATCAGCGGCAACAACCCCTACCGGCTAGCCTGGTGGGTGCAAGACGGCTCAGTGGCCCACGCATGCCCGATGCCGAAGGAAGCCGCCCTGCACGGCCTCTGGACCCAGCTCGCCGCCCTTGTTGGCACCTGAGCATCGCGGGACAGCACCAGGGGACAGGCTTGAGGGAGACGCGGACTGGGCGCGCTCCCCGCATATCACCCGCTCTCAGGTTGACGAACGCGCGTCACCAGGGCAAAGCTGCGCACAGTGACCACGCGCTGACTCTGCGTGGCGACCCCCGAGGGGAGGCGCCAGCGTGCCCGTGAAGGACGAGTTCACCGAGCAGGAAGCTGCCGATCAGCTGTTGATCTCCAAGCGGACGCTCCAGCGTGCTCGCAAGGCCGGCCGGATCGACTACGTCCGGGAGGGCAACAACATCAGCTATACCCGTGAAGCGCTCAATGCGTTCGAGGCGCGCATGGCCGACGAATAGGACTCGCCCGGATGGGTGGACTTCGGCCAACGAACGCGCGTTCATCGCACCACCGACCGCACGATGGTCACCTCTCCCATGCACGTCCAACCCAAGGAGTCACCGTGTCCGCTGCCACCTTGCGGACGTTGTCGAGCAACGTCAGCCTCGCGTTCGGCCTGTTCAACGTCACCGTGAACGTGGCCGGCGCGCTGGAGCCGGCGCCCAAGAACGTCACCGTCTGCACCGGTGACGCCACCGAGGCCCACGACCCCCAGCAGATCCACACCACGATCCAGTGCCCGGCCTGCGGCGAGGTCCCCCGCGGCTCCACCCACAGCGCGCGGGAAGTCGCCGGAGGGCTCATCCTGCTGTCGCAGGAGACCAACGCGGCCATCGCGGCCAACGCGGAGCCGTTCAAGAAGCGCATCGAGCTGGCCGGGCACCCGTCCCCGGAGGTCGAGGTCGAGACGATCACCGGTGACAAGCTCTACTACCTGCTGCCGGCGCCCGGCCAGGAGCGCGGCTACGCGGTGATGGCGGCCCTGCTGGGCAACCACCCGGAGGTCGCCTTCTGCGCCCGCTGGGCACCGCGCAGCAAGGTCGGCATGTTCCGGGTGACCACCCGCGGCGACGTGCTGGTGATGCAGGAGCGGTTGCCGGCCGACCGGGTCAAGGCCGCGCCGCTTGTGCCGGCCGAGCCGGACACCCAGCTGCTGGGGCTGGCTGAGCAGGTGCTCAAGCAGGGCCGCAAGACGCTCATCACCCGGTACGACCCGGCGGCCTACGCCGACACCTCCGAGGCGGCCATCGCCGACGTGGTGGCCAACGGGACGCCGGCGCAGCCCAGCGTGGACCACGCTCTGGCGGCGCTGCAGCAGATGGCCGAGGCCGTCAAGCCGACCCGCCGGCGCAAGGCGGCCTGATGCTGGACGTCGACCCGCACCCGCCGCCCCGGCCGAACCTGCCGGTGCACACCTTCGAGCCGCCCGGGGACGGCCTGCCCACGTGCATGTACCCGCACTGCGGGCTGGCCCGGTCCAACCCGCTGCACAACGTGGCCCTGATCCGCAGCCGGGTGCTTCTGGTGGTGGACCACAACCCGGCGTTCACCCCGGAGATGCTGGAGGTGCTGCTGGCGCAGGCGTTCAGCGCCGTGCAGGGCGTCACCCTCCAGCAGATGAACGCCGTGCTGTGAAGAGCATCGTTCCCAAGCCGATGCTGGCCAGCGTCCCCGGGCCCTTGCAGACCCTGGAGGCGCTGGCCAGCGACGGTTGGAGCTTCGAGCCGAAGATCGACGGCGTGCGCGTCATCGTCAAGCGCCGGGGCGACGTCGTGCAGCTGTGGACCCGGACCGGCCGCGACGTCGCGGCCGCGTTCCCCGAGGTGGTCCAGTCCATCCTCAGCGCGGACCGGCCGCGCCAGTTCCTGCTCGATGGCGAACTGGAGTGCATCAACCCTGCGTTGCCGCTGTCGGCACTGACCGGCCGGCTCAACACCACCCGGCCGCGGGCCATCATGGCCGCCGCGATGGCCCGCCCGGCCTGGGTGCAGGCGTTCGACGCCCTGGACGACGACCTGGACCTGCCGCGCATGAGGCAGGTGGACCGGCGCACCCGGCTGGCCGCCACGGTCGAGATGCTCAACGTGCCGGCAGTCCAGCTGGTCGAGTCCGGCGGGATGGAGCTGTTCGAGCGCACCCGCCGCGCCGGCGACGAGGGCGTCATCGCCAAGGACCCGCGCGGCTACTACATGCCGGGGTCACGGACCCGGCAGTGGCTGAAGTTCAAGCACCGCTACACCCTGACCGTCATCGCTGTGCGGATGCACGCCACCAGCTCGTGGGCGCTGACCGGCAACGGCCGGCCGTTCCGCAACATCACGGTGGCGCTGCTGAGGGGCTCGGAGCCGGTGCTGGTCGGCGAGGTCGGCACCGGCTTCAACGACATGGAGATGCGGCAGCTGGCGGACATTCTCGAGGACGGTGGCTACGCCATCGTGGACGTCTCTGTCATGGGTCGCACCAAGGATGGGCTGCGTGAGCCGGTGTTCCTGGGCCTGCGCACAGACCTGAACTTCGACAACTGCGGGATCGCCCAACTCTCGGAGATCCCGCTCGTGTGAAGGAGATCACGTGATCGACGTAGCGGCCAGGCTGCGCGCCATCCGCACCGAGCTGAACGGCGTGTTCTTCGAGCGTCAGCAGCTCATCGACGCGGCGCTGTACGCGGTGCTGGCCAAACAGCACCTGTACGCGCACGGCCCGGTCGGCGCCGGCAAGACCGACGTCATCAACGAGCTGGTCAAGCGGATCACCGGGGCCCCGTACTTCGCGATGGGGCTGTCCCGCACTCGTTCTGACGCCGCGGTGCTGGGCCCGATCAACCTGCCGAGGCTGCGCGAGACCGGCGACTACGAGCGCAAGATCGACGGCTACCTGCTCACCGCCGTGTTCTGCTTCCTGGACGAGATCGGGAAGATGTCCGCCACGCTGGGCCACGACCTGCTCGCCGCACTGAACGAACGGGTGCGGCACGAGGTGCTGGACGGCGTGGGCTCGGTGCACCCGATCCCGCTGTTCACGGCGTTCACCGCCAGCAACGAGCTGCCGGCCGGGGAGTCCGACGATGCGGCCGCGCTGTGGGACCGGCTGCTGGTGCGGGTGGTGGTCGACTACATCGACTCCCCGGTGCAGTTCGGCCGGCTGCTGACGGCCGGCGACCGGCCGGCCACCTACACCACGGTCCCCTTCGATGAGCTGCGGTACGTGATCGAGGAGGTGGTGCCGGAGATCAAGATCCCCGACGTGGTGGTTGAGCACGTCATCCACATCCGCTCCAAGCTGCGCGAGGCCGGCGTGATCGCCTCCGACCGGCGCTGGCGCCAGAGCATGCGCGTGCTGCAGGCGCGGGCGTTCCTGAACGGCACCAGCGAGGTGGAGCCGATCGACCTGCGGGCGCTGGAGTTCACGCTGTGGGACCGGCCGGAGCAGCTGGAGCCCATCCGGCGGATCCGGGCGGAGGTGGCCGACCCGGCCGCCAAGGACGCGCTCGCGGTGATGGACACGATCCGCGAGATCGGCTCCGAGCTGTCTCTGCGGGTCGCGGCCGGGGAGTCGCTGGCCAAGCTGGCCGGCTTCGACGCCGAGTGCGACGCCAAGATGGACAAGATCCGCCGCGAGATCGCCGGCCTGACCACCACCCACGGCCCGGCCGCCGCAGAGCACGTGCACGACCTGACCACCGCCGTCGACCGGCTACGTCACCAGCTGGACACCGCCCTGGGTGTCCCGTCATCCCTGGAGGAGGGAACCGCATGATCCACCCGAGAATCCAAGAGCGGCTGCGCGCGGCCAGCCTGGCCGTCGCTGTCGAGGGGCCCTCCCCCAAGCGGGGCGAGGACATCTTCGGCAATGGCCCGTACCCGCGCAGCTGGGAGCAGTTCGTCGGCCAGGACAACGCCATCCGGCACCTCAAGGCCGTCATCGCCTCGGCGAAGGCCCGCGGCAGCCGGCCGGATCACATCCTGCTGGCCTCGGGGATGGGCGGGGTCGGCAAGTCGAGCCTGGCCCGGCTGATCGCCTACCTGCTCGGCGTCGGCTTCATGGAGCTGTCCGGCCCGGTCAGCGTGGACGAGGCCCGCTCGGCGCTGCGCGGGATGCAGGACGGGGATGTGCTGTTCCTCGACGAGATCCACCAGCTGGTGCAGGGCGGCAAGGGCAAGGCGGAGTGGCTGCTGCACCTGCTGCAGGACGGCCGGCTGCTCACCGCGGCCGGCGACGAGCCGATGCCGGACGTCACCGTGATCGGGGCCACCACCGAAGCCCAGCGGCTGCCGGCCACGATCCTGGGTCGATTCCGGATCCGCCCGGTGCTGGAGGCGTACACCGACGAGGAGGCGCTGCGGATCATCAAGGGGATCGCGCTGAAGCTGGAGTTCGGCACCGAGCTGTACCCGATGCCCAGCGCTGAGACCCTGGCCGCGCTGGCCACGGCCGCGAACAACGCGCCCCGGGACATGACCTCGGTGCTGGTGGCCTACCGGGACACCTACTACGACGGTGAGCCCGGCTTCGACATCAACACCGCGCTGACCTGGGCCGGCGTCAGCCACGACGGGCTCAACCGGGTCGCCCAGGACTACCTGCTGGTGCTGGTCTCCTGCGAGGGCAAGGCCAGCCTGGCCACCATCGCCGGCATGCTCAGCGAGCCCGGCCCGCTGAACCACACCGAGAACCTGCTCAGCCAGCGCGGCTACATCACCATCGAGTCCGGCGGCCGGCGGCTCACGGTGGACGGCGTGCGCCGCGCCGGCAAGCTGATCCAGGAGCGGGGGCTGGCGTCGTGACGCAGAAGTTCTGCCCGCGGGCGGGCTGCCACTTCAGCGGGTCTCCCACGGAGCTGGCCGAGCACACCGCTGCGCGGCCACACCGGCTGTACCTGGGGCTGACCCTGACCACCTGGACGCTGGAGAAGGGCGAGCGTTACCTGCGCGGCACCTACGAGTTCCTGGTCGGCACCCGGGCTGAATCGTCCGTGTGGGACGGCGCCGAGCTGAAGTCGCACACGTTCACCTACGCCGTGGGGATGTTCGTGCAGGTGCACAGCTACGGCGCCTGGCGGCCCGGCCGCGTCACCGACCTGGGGCGCACCCTGGTCGAGGTCGACTACGCCCGCAACAGGACCGGAAAACGTCACGTGAAGCGGTTCTCGGCCGAGAACATCCGGCCACGCGAGGTCAAGCAATGAGGCTGGCCAAGGGCTCGCGGGTCAACGGGTATCGCGGTGCCCTGCTCGACACCAGCTACTGCGGCACCCTGCTGGACTCGCCGGGCACCATGAACGCCTTCGTGCAGTTCGACGGCTCCGAGATCTACGGCATGGTGCCGGTGGGCCAGCTGAAGGCGGCAGCCGCGCCGTGCGAGGCGTGCGGCTGGAAAGCCCGGCACAGCAGGGACTGCGCGATCTACCAGGCCCTGGCGCACCTGCACCCGTTCCGGTTCGGGGTGGCGGTCGGGGGCCGGGAACCGGAGTGCCACCACTGCGGTCGGCCGGAGTGGTTCAACCACCACACCAGGGAGGCATGATGAGCGACACCTGGGACACCTGGGCCAGGCTGGCCAGCCGGCAGCACAAGCACGCCGTAGCGCACGACCGCTTCGACGTCCAGTCCTGGACCGAGGCGCGCAAGGAGATGCCGTCGCTGCAGGATCTGTACCTGGACTTCACCGCCAAGTACGACCGGGCACCGGAGTTCCTCCAGGACGTGTTCCTGCTGCTGCTCAAGGGTGACCCGCGGGTGCGCCCGGCCGGGGAGATGGCGCCGGCCTACATCGCGAACCGGCAGATGGTGCACCGGTTCTCGGAGTACGACGAGCTGCTGAACCTGCGCAACCACACCGCCAACCACCTGTACGCCACCATGCTCGCGCTGCTGTCGATGCGCTCGGAGCTGGAGGCCGCGTTCGAGGCGATGGAGCTGGCCCAGCAGATGGCCCAGGAGCTGCAGGACCGGCTCGATCAGGCCCTGGAACTGGCCGCCAGGGCCCGGGAACTGATCGAGAACCTGGACCCGGACGAGGCCGACCCTGACCAGCTGCAGGAATTGGCGGACATCGAGCTGGCGCTGGAGGAGCTGCTCGGCACCCTCGTGGTACTGGAGGAGCAGGCCACCGAGGCCGCCGACATCGCGGCCGGCCAGGTCATGCTGATGCTGAGGGCCAGCGCGGACGCGTCTGCAGCCCAGCTGCAGGCCCAGACGGCGATGGCCCACCAGTTCGGGCTCGACCCAGGCACCCTGCAGCGCAAGAGCTTCGCCGAGCGCGAAGCGCTGATGAAGCGGCTGCAGCACAACCGGATCGCCAAGTTCGCCTCGCTGGTCGGGGCGATGCGCTCGGCCGCGGAGGCCGCGCTGCGCAAGAAGGTGGCCGGTGTCCCGTCGGAGATCGTGGGCGTGGAGCTGGGTGACGACCTGGGCCGGCTCACCAACGACGAGATGGTGTCCCTGGCGACACCGGAGCTGGAGACCGACTTCCTGCTGCGCTACGTCGAGCAGCGCCTGTCGGTGTGGGCGGTCCGCGGCACCGAGCGGACCGGCCGGGGGCCGCTGGTGGTGGTGTGCGACGAGTCGGGGTCGATGGAGATCCCTGACATCGGCTCGGTCACCCGGGAGGCGTGGGCGAAGGCGCTCACCCTGGCCCTGGCCCGGTTGGCGCAGCTGCAGCACCGGCCGATGTACTACATCGGCTTCGCCTCCAGCTACGAGCAGCACTGCATCGACCTGAGCACCCCGTCCTTCGAGGCGACGGTGGAGATGGTGGAGCACTTCTTCTGCGGCGGCACCTGCTTCGAGCCGCCGTTGAACATGGCGCTACAGGAGTGCGCGACCCGCTTCGATCAGCGCCGATTCGGCCAGGCCGACATCGTCTTCATCACCGACGACGGCTACAGCTGGTTCGACGACGAGTGGGTAGCCAGCTTCCAGGAGCGCCGGCGCCGACTGGGGGTTCGGGTGCACGGGGTGCTGATCGGCTACGAGACCGGCGAGGGCTCGACCATGCAGCAGATCTGCGACACGGTCCGCCCGATCACCGGTGTACTGCCGGGCGACGAGGTGGACACCGCGGCCGGGCTGTTCCCGGCAGCTCTGTGAGTCAGGGCAGCGGACAGCTGGAACGGGAGCTGTCCGCCTACGTCGAGACGCACGACACCCTCCCGGCAGCGATGCTGCTGGGACACCTGGTGTTCTTCACCGTGAAGGAGGCCGACTACGACCGGCAGGCCATCGCCGGGTGGCTGCTAGAGCTGGGACTGGACGCGCGTCACCTGCCGCACCCGGGCACCGCGCTGAACGCATTCCGGGTGGCGACCAAGTCGGTGGACCGACACAGCTACGACCTGGGCGGCGGGCAGCAGGGGCTGATCCTGGTGCGCTCCCTGGCTCCGGACCCGGACGGGCAGACCCGACTGCTGGTGCGGGAGGTCCGCGCCGGCAAGCGGCAGCTGCGCCACGACACGGTGGCTGAGCTGCGCTTCTACCGGGGCTCGGTCCGGGAGGGGCGGATCACCCCGGGCTCGGAGCGGCTGCGGACCACGATGAACTCCTCCACCTTGATGCCCGGGGAGCACCCGCAGGTCCAGGCGGTGCTGCGCCGCATCGACGACGCCTACAAGCGGTCCCTGCAGTATCTGGGCGGCAACAAGGCCCGGGGCATGTTCCGTGACCTCCTGGGCCAGTTCGAGGCCGTCATGCTCCACCCGTCCACCTACTTCGTGCACATCTCCCACGCCGAGGAGCTGGCCGCGCTGCACGAGCTGGCTGTACGGATGCGCTGCCAGCTGCACCGGCTGCCGCTGGTAGCCCTGCCGGAGGCCCGGGACATGCTGATCCAGGCCGTGGAGCTGGAGGCCGTCACCGAGCTGGAGCGGGTGGTGCGGGACTCCGCGGCGTTGCGGATGAAGCGTGACCGGGTCTCCGGCATCGCCTACGAAACGATCAAGGGCCGGTTCGACACCGTGCTACAGCTGGCCGCGCGCTACTCCGACTGGCTGGATTCCGCGCTCGATGAGGTCGGGACCGCCGCTGAGGTGGCTCTAGACGAAGTGGAGCAGCTACGGAAGGGCATGGAATCGTGAGCGGCGGCGGCAACAAGATGATCTGCGCAGTGTGCGGCTACCCCCTGGAGGCGTTCATCCAGCAAGAGCCTCCCTACGAGGAGAGCTACGGGCACCTGCGGCCCTGGGAAGCCGACGACCACATCCCGGTACCAGTCCCACGCGGCACCCTGCCAAACGCCTCGCGCTGCGACTTCTGCGACCGGGACGGCCCTACTCCGTGGCTGATCCTCGCCGACAGCTTCGTTGACCCAGTGTTCGGCTACGAGTCGGATGGCCACTGGGGTGCGTGCGAGACCTGCGGGCCGCTGGTGAAGCGCCGGCGCTGGACGGAGATCTACGCCCGGCTGATGGAGACCGAGTCCACGCGCCCGATTGAGCAGCGGCCGCGGTTCCTGGGCCGGCGGGCAATGACGATGGAGTGGTGGGGCCGGCTGGAGGTCCACATGCACGGCGTGGTGCCCTACCGCGAGGAACTGACCACCTAGCCTGGTGCCACTGCACACCGTAACGAAGGGGAACATACCGTGGCCGAGATCGACACCGCCGCCGCCATCGAGCGTTGGCGCACCGACGGGACCGTGCCCGTCGAGGCCGAGGCGCAGGCCATCGCCCAGCTCTGGCTGGACGACATGGAAGGCGACGACGTAGACGAGACCAACCTCGCCGGGTTCATCTCCGACGGGACCATCGACGCCGACCTGAAGGACTGGGTGGAGGGGATGCTCCTATCCCTGGGCAAGGTCGAAGACCAGAACGACGACCAGAAGGAGCAGGCCGGCGAGCTGGGTGCCTGGCTGGCGTACCTGGAGCAGGCCGGGTGACCCCCAGCGAGCGCCACCACCGCGCCGCTCGCAACTGGTTCGGGTGCGCCCTGATCATGGGCTTCGCTAGCGTTCCGTTCTACGTGGCGCGCTGGGACGTCACCGCCTGGCTGCTCGTCACCGCGGCTGCGGTGTTCATCAGCCTGATGCTCGTGGAGCTGCGCTGGGCCGGCCGAGATGAGCACAAGCCTGACCTGGGTGACGCGTGAAGCCGAAGGCGCTCCTGCGGACGGTGCGGGACGGCGAGCACACCTACAAGGCGCTGCTGTTCGTCTGCCCTGGTTGTGTCGCGGACGGTCACACTGGGGTGCACATGCTTCCGGTGCAAGGCGAGACGGGCATCCGTGCGCGCTGGGACTGGGACGGCAGCCTCGCCGCTGCGACGCTGAACCCCAGCATCCTCACCACTGCAGGTCCGCTGCGCTGCCACTCGTTCCTGCGGGCCGGGGTGTTCGAGTTCCTCAGCGACTGCTCTCACAGCCTCGCTGGCCAGCACGTGCCGATGCCCGACCTGTACGACTGGCTCCTGAAGGAATGATGTGCGAAGCGGAGAGCGTCTCGCCGTGAGCATCGGGGACGCGGTGCCAACGAGCGTTCGCCGAGCCGTCATCGAACGCGACAACCACTGCTGCCGCGTGTGCGGCCGGTGGGTCGAGGTCGTTAGCCTGCACCACGTCACGTTCCGCTCGCAGGGCGGCCCGAACACCGAGGACAACCTCGTGGTGATCGGCTGGCAGCCGGGCCATGACTGCCACCTCATCCACGCCCACGGTGTTCGGGCCGCCCTGTTCCGGGAGGCGCTTCAGGTGTGTATCACGACTCCGGGCCTGACGGCGGTCCAGCTGCTGCGCTGGGGCCAGAGGTTGGCCTGAACACCAGCTTCGGATCGTGCATGTCGATCAGGTCCGCGATCACATGCGTGGCCACGCCATGATCCAGATCCGCCCTCTTGGTCAGCCACGAGTAGTAGGCGTTGTCCTCCTTCGTGGCAGGGCCGCACATCAGGATGCCGTTGGCGTGGTCCAGGATCTCCTCCCGCCCCCACTGGCCGGACGGCTTGCCGTCCTGGTAGATCGTGACGACAGCCTCCAACCGATGTTGCGGCCGCGTGGCGATGATCGGCTCCAGCCGGATCCCCAGCAGGCCCATCTCCAGCGGCCCCCGTGCCTCCCGCAGCTCGTGCAGCAGTGCAGCGATGTCCTGCATCGACGTACCCAGCCTGGCCTGCTGGATGGCCACCGCCCGGTCATGCTCGGCCGCCGCCAGGGCCGCCAGCATCGTGCGGACCCACTCCAGGGCCTGCTCCTGGCTCAGCTTCGCCGAGCGGTCATTGCTGGTCTCCAGCACCATGCCGTACAGCTCAGCGTCGGGGTCCCACTGCACGAAGATGTTGAAGCCCTCCTCGCGGTCGTAGTCGACCGGTGCATCACCCCCAGCTGCGAACGGCATCAGCCCTCCGCCGGCAGCGCTGCCGGCACCAGCACGTGGCCGACGAAGCCCTCCAGGGTGCCGTACGTCTTCTGGTAGACCCGCTTCAGCTTGGCGAGCCGGGCGTTGGCCGTGGAGCGGTCCAGCGGGAAGTACGCCTTGGCGGAGACCTTGCCGCCGGTCGGCGGCTGCTGCCGGATGAAGAGGACGTACTCGTTGGTGTCGGCCGTCCTCTCCTTCACGACCGCCGGGGCCGGCTCGGTCGCCTTCTTGGTGGTGCGCTCACGTGTGGCCATGCGTTCCTCCTGGTAGTGGCAACAATGACGGGACCTCCCCCGTGGCCAATACCGTCGGCAGCTGGGGCTCCAGATGCTCACCAACGGTCTGGCCGCCGGGCAGAACGATGTAGGGAAGGAACTCCGTCGCGAACTCGACGACGCCGGCCTCAACAGCCACCAGCTTCGCCTTGATGATGAGCAGCAGCTCCCGCCACGCCTGCCGCTTGGCCGCCTCCCATGCCTGCCGGGTGGCGACATCATTGCGACGCAGACGCCGGTCGGGCGTATAGCGGAACCGCTGCTCGTCGGCGGCCGGCAACTTCAGCACCAGCCGGATCTGCATCCCTTTGAGCCGGAATCCGATGATCGCCATCTGCCGTTCGTCGTCCCACCCGTAGACGAACTGGTCGGCCCCGTACCTGTTCAGCGTCCGCTCGATCTCGTCGCGGGTGGCCTCCGGCCGGACCGTGGTGCCCTTGGCGTACTGGGTCACGCCCCCACCTTGATCTGGGCGATGACGTCCTCCGGTGATGGCGTCGTTCCGTCAGCGTTCCGGCAGACATAGACCGTCCCTGCCGGTACCCAGTCAGCCGCGACAACGCGCAGCCCGGCCACCTCCGAAACGGCCTCCTCCTCCTGATCCATCTCCTTCATCGCGAGCCGGAGCCGCTCGGCGAAGTCCGCCATGTTCTCGTGGTCGGTCTCGATGATGCGGTCGGCGATCATCGCGAGCTTGGCGGGAATCTTCCACCCGGGGAAGATGCCGACGATCAGCGGCTTGCCCAGCATGATCGACACGCCCAGTTCGACGCAGAACTTGGGGCTGACGATGTCCGGATCTTCGTCGTCGGCCGGCTCGTTGAGCACGCTGACCATGTAGTTGCAGCTCTGCAGCTTGGGCACCAGCTGGTCGATGACGCTGCGCGCCCAGGCCCGATATCCGGGATCGTCGTACGGGTCCTTCGGCCGCTTGCGCGGTCTCTCGTCAGGACTCCGGTGGAACGCCTCTCCGGCCACGTCGCGCCTCCCTCTCTCGCTCATGGACGCGCATCACCGCGGCCGTCTCGAAGCTGTGCTTGGCCAAGAAGGCGAGCAGGATGCCCTCCAGCTCTTGCCGGTCCGCCCCGTGAGTGCCCTCGATCAGCTGGAGGGTCTGGGCGATGCGGGGATCGCGGGTTGAGAACTCGACGTGGATCGAGGCCGGCGCGGCACTTCGTAGCTGGCCGGCAACTGGCTCGTCTCCAGCCACATCCCGTACTCCTCCGAGGTCAGCCCCAGCCACTCGTCCAGGCCCCAGCCCTTGCCCTCACCGTCATGCCAGCGCGTCACCAGGTCGTCGATCCGCTCGGCCTGGTCCAGCTCGATGACGCGCCAGGTGCCGTTGGCGATGCCCTGGTGCACCCACTCCCGCCGCGCGTTGCAGAGCGGACAGTCCAGGCCCTCGGTGTTGACGACGAGCGGCACGCCGGGTTCGTGGTCGAGCCGCAGGCACACCAGCGAGGACGTGTACTGGCTGGCCTGGTAGGCGCGCATCGACTGCACCTGCTCCGAAGTCCACGGTGCCAACACGCGTTGCGTCATGGCTCGATACTGTAGCGACCTGCTTACGTTGGGTGAAACTGGTTCGTCAAGGAGACGGCGGATGTTGCAGCAACAGGTCGAGGACGCGGCGCAGCACGCCCAGACGATCAAGAAACGACGATGCGAGGAGGAGGGTCGGGTCGACATCATCCTGCTCGCTGAGATCTTCCGTGGCTCGGGACCGGTCGCGTTGGCGTTCCTCATCCCCAAGCACGCGACGGTGCTACGAGACCTCCGCCTGTTGGTGACAGGCTTCGACGCCGATGCCGTCGTCTTCACGATGGAGGGCTACCGCCAGCGCTTCAGGGGCAACAACCCGGTCACGGGGAAGCCGGTGGTGATGGGCGACTACCAGACGTTGGCCGAGCAGCATGACGGGATCGCCAAGGGCTGGGTCCAGGAGACCATCAACACCTTCGGCGCCAACCGCGCCGGCGACATCATCGCGTTGACCTCGCCCTACAACTGGGAGGGCGACCTCCCGGTCTTCGAGCAGACCTACGGGATGCGGGAGCCGGGCGGCGGACTCCCGACGGCGCTGGTGCAGATGATGAACATCCCGGGGGCCAGCACGCAGTTCCTGCGAGAGCACGGCGTAACCAGCCTGCCGGAACGCACCGAGCGCGACATCATCGTCGGGCGGATGTTGTCGACCCAGATCAACGGGCAGGTGGGGCTGCTCGCACATGAAGACCAGACCGAGCGGTTCGAACACCTGAACACCATCACCAAGGAGCACCCCGCGCTATTCAAGACGTGGGACCTATGAGCCCCTGGGCGGTGTTGCCGCCGGAACGCGGCGAAGCAGCCACCTACACGGTGATGGTGGGTGGTTCCCCCTGCAAGATGGCCGTTGTCGGCGACGCCGAAGAGGTCGCCAAGTGCGCAGGCACAGACCAGCTCTACGACCACGCCACAACCAACGCCTACCCGTGCATGCTCCGCTCGGTGGAGGAACGCAACATCACCCCGAAAGGCAACTGGGTGCTGGTCGTGTTCCCGCTGGACACCGACCCCCACGACATCTTGGACGAGTCAGTGTGGCGGCGCATGGACGAGCAGCTGGAGAAGGATCCCGGCCTGAGCGTCCTCTACATCGCGATGATCGTGGACAGCACCGCCGTGACCGCCTACCTGAACGGAGACCTGAATTGATCACGATGCGCGGCGACGCCGACGGCGAGGCCATCGTCATGATCGGAATCACCCAGGAAAACATCGAGCGCCTTCTGCAGGGCCAACCAGCAGAGGTGCCGCTGGACAAGGTCAACATCCCCGGGCTGCGGCTGATGCTGATGTACGGCCAGACCGAGCGGCACATCATCCGAATCTTCGAGCAGGCCGGCCTGGTCGCTCCCGGCACCGCCAGCGACATGCCGGAGGTGAAAGACCCCGCGGAGCAGTACCACTTCAACCGCACCGACCCGGACGGCGGCAGCTGGAGGCCAGCGTGAGTGACGCGTTCGGAATGCTGGAGGAGCTGATGGTGCTCTCCAGGTTCCGCGGAGTGCTGGACCCCAGCGGGGTGGTGCCCGGGGCCACGACCATGACGGCTTCCTGCGGGCACCTGTGCTGGGTCTCGCCGGCCGGCGCGCTGTACCTGGCGGCCAATCTCCGGCTGCGCTCCAGCTGCATTCCGTGTGCCCGCCGGGAAGGCCCGGCCACGGTGAAGCGGGCTGTGCCGGGGGTGCGCGAGGAGATGCGCAGCATGGGCATCGGCGAGGAGGAGATCAACGCGGCAATGCACGGGGTGACGGAGCTGTGAAGCCCTCAGCTCTCATCCGGCGTCAGGAACATCGGCACCTCGCCCGGCGGCACAGCGCTCCTCGACCATTGGCCCATCCTCTCAGCACGGAGGTACCGATGATCTGGCAACGGCTCGTCTGCGCCGTCCGGGGCCACCGGGTCAAGTTCAGCTCGCCGGTGTGCATCCGGTGCGAGCGGCGTCCCCGCGGCACGCCCGGGGGGAGTTGAACCCCCGACCCTCGGATCCGTAGTCCGACGCTCTCTCCAGGCTGAGCTACGGGCGCGATGACCCATGCTACGGCGCCCGGCCGACAATTACCTTCATCGGGCCCGTCCATTCGGCCCCCAGGGCCGTCACAGTGCCGATCCACGTCGAGGCGGTCCAACGGTTGGCGGGCAGGACCACGCGATCCCCGACGGCCAACGGCTCCCGGCCGGTCCAGCGGAAGCCGTACCGACCATCCACGGTCACGATCTGTCCATCGCTCATGACCGAACCTTGCTTGATGAGTGCGGCGTTGGCACGTCAAGGCTCTCGGCGTGTCATGATCGGGCATCGTCGCAGGTCAGCGACTTGCCCGTCACCCAGCGTAGAGCGGCATTATCTCTTCAGTCGTGCAGCCGACATTGGACTCAGGTGCGTGCTAGCTTCGGGCCCGTGAGCACGAAGCCCTTCTCCCAGGACGTCCCCGCATGCAAGAAGCCGCTGGCCGGCTACCTCCGCCTCACCGAGGACCGTGAGGGCCGCAAGATCGGCTACGAAGTCCAGAAGGAGGCCATCGAGCGCTGGGCCGCGTATGCCGGGCGGACCGTGGGTCGGTGGTACCAGGACCGGGACATCACCGCTGCCGACAAGAATGTGCGACGCGACCAGTACGAGGAGATGCTCGCCGACGTCGAGGCCGGAACGTGGGGTGGCGTCGTTGTTTGGCGTCTCGACCGGCTAGTACGCCTCACCTATGAGTTCGAGCGCTGCTATCGAATCATGGAGAACACCGGCGGCATCATCGTCTCAATCGACCCCAGCGTCATCAGCTCTGAGGATGAACTCGGCCGCGTATTTATGCGCCTGCTCGTCATCTTCGCCGAGATGGAAATCAACGCCATGCGGGCTAGGGCGCGAGGACACCGACGCGCGTTGGCCAAGGCAGGGAAGGCCAACGGTGGTGGCCCGCGTGCGTTCGGATTCGCCGGCGCCGTCAAGGATGAGGACGGCAAGTATCTGAACGTCGGTCATGTCGGCATCGACCATGTGCCGGACGAGATCGAGCATATGCGTGAGGCTGCACGTCGCATCGCCTGGGAGGGATGGGAGTGGACCGACGTCATCACCGACTGGAACGACCGTGGCATCGCCGGGACCACAGGCAAGCCCGTCTCTGTCACTACCCTCATCACGATGTTGACGAGCCTGCGAGCGGCCGGAAAGCGGGAGTACGAACTGGAGGACGAGGAGACCGGCGAAGTCACCAGGGCGGTACGTGACGCGCAGTGGGAGCCGGTCCTCGACATGGCAACCTGGGAACGTCTCCAGACGTTGCGCAAGAAGCTCGGGCCGCGCGGTCCCCGGCGGCAGTACCTGATGAGCGGCGAAGCACTATGCGGCCGCTGCGACCATCCGCTGGAAGGGAAGCGCATCCAGGTGACCCGCGGCGGTCAGCGTGTCGAACGCTTCAACTACTACTGCGACAGCGACGTGGACTCTAAGGCGCGAGGTCACTGCGGGAAGCTCAACATCATGGTGGAGCCGGTGGACGAGATGGTGAAGGCGTTCATCCTTCGCCGATTCGAGGTGACGCCGAGCCTAGTCACGTCACTCAATGAGCTGAGTACCGAGTCGCACACCGAGCTGAACGCGGCGACGGAGGAGATCGAGAAGCTCAAGGCACGGAAGACCGATCTCGCGCAGCGGTTCGCGGCCGGGACGCTGGATGCCGATGATTGGGAGGCTGCCCGTGAGCCGATCGTCCTGGCAATCGATCATCAACGAGCCGTCATCCGGCGGATCACTTCACGCCTTGCAGTACCGGTCCCCGGTGATGACGACTGGACCAACCTGAGTGATTGGTGGGACGGGCTAGTTCTGAATCAGCGGAAGATCCTAACCCGCGTCCTGGTCGACTGCACCATTCTTCCGCTGCAGTCGGGGCCGCGCTTCAACCCGGCTCGCGTCATTCTTGAACCGCGTCCGGTCAAGCATGGCGTGGCATAGGGCAAGCTGATCGGGGTCGGTAATCTGCATACTCACACCGCGAGCAACAAGCGCTGGCTCAACGACGTTGCAGATGTAGGCACGGGCTTCATCCTTGGTCATCGTCGTCGTCTTCCGGTTCCGGCTCGGGGTCCTTCCATTCCGGGGCCCGGCCGTAAGCGGTCAGGCAATCCCGGACGAAGTCCTGAGCGGCCTCGTACAGCTCGGAGCCCTCGTAGTTCTCCTCGGTGGCCGGCAGCACCAGCTGGTGGGTCATCACCACGGGGAGGCCGGAGACGTCGTGGATCGCGCCGTCCTCGGAGTACGCGATCGTCACCGCCTCCGGCCCCCAGGTGACTTGATGGACGTGGATCACTGGCAGCGGCCGTCGCAGCCGTGCTGCCCGCAGCCGGTGCACTCCGCCGGCAGACCGGTGCAGGTGTCCAGCAGCAGCAGGCGGCCGTAGTGCGCGGCCACCTTGACCGGTAGGGAGTCGGCCCGGATCTCCACCTCGTCGGGCAGCTGCTGGAGCAGCTGGCGCAGCTCGCCCACGGTGAGGCTGTGCCGGCCGGCCTCGACGCAGATGCTGCGCGGCAGGCTGGGGACCCGCTGGGGGTCCGGGAAGGGCTGGATGGAGCCGCCGTAGGGGATCGGGCCGGGATCCTGCAGTCTCTCCCTGAAGAGCGCCGCCCGGTCCTCCCGCTCAACCCGCTGAGCGGGCGTGGCGCTCACCCGCGGGCCCTGATGACGCCGTCGTCGTGGGGGTTGTCGACTTCCCACGGGCAGGTCTCGGCGTCGGTGACGGTGAGGATCTGCTGGCGGACCACGTCGCCGGTCTTGGGGTCGACGACGTGCCGGACCCCGATGCACTTGGTCTCCACGACGAGCCTGACGCGGTCGTCCACGGAGAAGACGGGCATCTCCGTGGTGAGCGTGGGCAGCCCTGAGATCTTCACCTCCGCCCTGCTCACCGGCATGCCCTCGAACTGGGGAATGGCAGGGGTCGGCTCGCTGATCTCGGCCGGCTGGGCGCTCATCACGGCTCCTTGTGGCTTGACGAAGGTTGGTACGGATGCGTTCGGCAGCACACCGGGCAGATCCACCAGTTGGTCTCGCCGGCAAGGCGGTACACCTGGCGCTGCTGGGTGGTGCAGGGCTTGCACTCGTTGGTGCGGCAGCAGGTCTGCGGGTCGGCGTTGTGGTCGACGATCGAGCGGCCGTAGAGCTGGCCGGCGCAGTCCCGGCAACGCGCGTTCATCCACGGGTCCGAGCACCAGTCGCTGTAGCGCAGGCCGCACAACACGCACCGGTGGCAGTGGTAGCCCTCGATCTGGAACCGGCGTAGTTGTCTCACCACCGGTGCGTGTTGCTTGACCGTCATCCCGGCCTTGCGCCGGACCGACGGCGGCATCGCTACTTCACCAGGCCGCCGACCGATGCCCCGGCGCCCTGCACCAGCGGAATGCCGCCGGGCCCGGAGGGGATGAACACGGTTGTGTTGTTGCGGCCGGACGCGGCGATCTCCTTGAGCGCCTCGGTCATCTCGAACTGCACGTAGAGCGGGGTGAGGGTTCTGGCGATCTCGTCCTGGGCCTCGCGGATCCCGATGGCGTTCTGCTTGCGGATCGCGGCCTGTTGCTGGGCGATCTGGACCCGCTGGGCCTGGTTCTGGATCTCGATGGTGGAGACCTGGACGTTGTTCTGGGCGTCGGCCCGCTTCTGGTACCGGCCGGCCGCCTTGGAGACGGCGTAGATGCCGAAGGCGCCGCCGATGAACACGGCGAGCAGGACCACGACGGCGGTCGTGATTCCCAGTGTGGCCTTGATGGGGTTCATGGGTTCTCCTCTTCAGGCTCGAACCTGGGGCAATCTGCGGCCGCAACGGAAGGGAAGAGGATTCGCTCGTTGAAGATGGGACAGAAGAGCTGGTCGTCGCCTTCCATCAGGTGCCGGCAGAGCAAGCAATTGCGGCCCTTGAGTTGGGTGCGGTCTAGCTGCGTTCGGTCCATTGCTGATACACCTCTTCCCGGGCTGACGGTGCAGCCCTAAGAAGCCGGTTCAGCCAGGTGTCGTCGGTGTTCGACATCTCCTGGCGAATCGCCTCGGCGTAGCGCTCGGTCAGGCTGCCGGTGCGGGTGCGCTCCCCGGTGTCCGTCCACCAGGTCCACGCGCTCTTGACGTGGCGCATCAGGAAGGTGACGGCTCGGACGTCGATGTTGTGGGCCCGGCAGTACAGGGCGGCCACGTACAGGTCCGGCAGGCTCTTGTCGTTCCTGATGCGGCTGGCCTTGACCTTGGCCGTCTCCTGCTGGCGGAACTTCCACCACGGCTTCTCGCCGAACTCGTCGAAGGTCCCAATGCCGAACAGCTCGTGCAGGGCGTCCCACAGCTTGCCGTCGGTGTTCGGGCAGTGCGGAGGCAGCTGACGGACGGGCATCAGTCGCCCCCCTGCGGCTGCCGGTCGCCGGCCATCCAGATGGCCCGGCTGACGCAGTTCTTGCGGCAGGCGTACCACTCCCAGACGTGGCCGTAGCCGTCACTGGTGGCGCCGGTGTAGCCGGTGGGCGATTCGCTGTCGGAGGCGATGGTCTGCCTGCCGCAGCCGTCGCAGGTCCACAGGTCGCCGCGGTACTCAGTCCTCACTGGGGATCACCGCCAGCTGGCCGGGCACGGCGAGCACCGTGAACTCGACGTCCGGGTAGTGCTCCCGCAGCCGCTGCCCCAGCTGGTTGGCCAGCTCCTGGGGGACGTCGGCCGGGTCGACCCGCAGGAGCACCCGGTCGCCGGGCTTGACGACGAGGGTCTCCACGAAGTGGATGTCGCTCATGGCTTCCCCGCGAACTGCAGCAGCCGTCGCTGCGACTCCGGGGCCATGCGGCGCAGGTTCTCCATCAGCCGCCGGCAGTTGCGGCACACCGGCAGGAAGTCCTGCGGGTCCACGCTGAAGCTGCCGTCGGTGGCGCGGCGCTGGTCGAAGAACCAGTCCTTGGCCATGCACCGACAGACCGCGCAGGCGTGCAGCTCCGCCCGGCCGAGCATGTCCCGCAGCATCGCGTTGCGGTGTGCGATGTCAGAGGTCTCCTGGTGCCCGTCGCACAGTTCGTGGTCGGCTCGGGGCGCCGCCTTGCAGCCGAACACGCTGCACTGGGGGGTTGCCGAGCGAATGCCGCCGCGGTTCATCAGCGACGCTCCGGAATCGCGGCCATGCCCTTGCGGACGGCCTCCTGGATGCACACGTTGTTGCGGCAGGAGTGCACGGTGGTCTGGCCCTGGCCGGGGGCCATCTCGTCGATCTTGATGCGGAGCCTGGTCGACGGGTAGGTGAAGCGCGGCTCGAACTCGATCCCGCAGCCGTCGCAGTAGGTCCTGATCATGTGGTCACCGTCACTCGCTGGTCGTCGTTCATGACCCGGAGGGCCGCCAGCTGCAGGTAGCCCAGGCCCACGGCGTCGAGGTGGATCGGGCCCTCCGGATCGGCGACCAGGACCACGGTGCCGGGGATGTTGGCCTCCAGGACGTGCAGCATCCGGCCGTCCACGGTGATGATCGAGTGGCACAGCGGCCGCTTGATCGGATCCGGGCGCGGCGTCTGGGCGGCGTCCTGGTTCTCGTTCTCGCTCATGTCGTCACCAGCTGCCGGGTGCTCCAGGCGGCCCGGCGGGAGCCGGCCGCGATGTCCTCGTACGACATGCCGCGGTTGTAGGACTCGACCTCCTGCTGGATGCGCTGCAGGGCGACGTGGTCCAGCTGGTCGGCGATGACGAGGCTGGCCGGGCTGGCCGCCAGCTGGACGATCCGGCCCTTGTTCCCGCGCCGGCTCTTCATCAGCTGGGAGTTGAAGCGCCAGTCGACCGAGCCGGTGCCCAGCGCCCTGGTGTCGAGTGCCTCGTGCGGCCGGTAGTGGCCGATCAGGAAGTCGGCCGTTTCCTCCACGGCCCCAGAGTCGCGGGCCTCGTCGCCTTGGAACGGCTGGCCCTCGCGCTGGGTCCTGGCCACCTGGTGCGGGATGTGGATGGACAGCTCGTACGCCTTGGCGATGGCCTTGACGTCCATCATCGCGTTGGTGACCTTCTCGTACTGGCTGTTGCCGCGCTGGCCGCGGGCCATGTACCCGAGGTAGTCGATGACGCAGTGTTCGGGCGGCTCCGCCACGTCGGCGATGTACTCCTCGACGATGGTCCCGAAGTCGTTGGGGGACAGCTGGTTCTGGTCGACCACGCGCAGGTAGGGGAAGTCGCGTTCGATGTGGAAGTCGTCCGCGGCGGGGTTCCAGAAGTGGTAGATCCTCCAGAGCACCTCGAACAGCTCCGAGACGGTGTTCTCCAGCGTGATGTGCAGGACGCGGCGCTGCCGCATGTTGTAGTCGCAGTTGGCCAGGAACTGCGTCTTGCCGGTGCCGGTCTTGGCCAGGCTGACCAGGACGTTGCCGGGGCGCAGGCCGGGCGCGATGAGGCTGTCGAGGGACTTGAAGCCCAGCTGCAGACCGGGGCGTTCGCTGCGGTCTCGGCGCCACTTGGAGTGGGCCTCGGCCATCGAGAAGATGCGCCGGCCGCTCATCTCGGCCTCGTGGATCAGGTCGTCCACGTCGGTGGCGGAGTGGCCGCCCCAGGGGTGGGCGTCGTCCTTCTGGCGCAGGTACTCCGTCCAGTCGCACTTGACGGGGTTGCCGGCGTCGTCGCGGACGTTGTTGTCCTGGGGGAGCATGACGATCCGGGCCTTGGAGCCCAGGGTGTCCTTCAGCTGCCGGGCGGCACGGACCCCGGTCTCGTCGGGGTCGAGCGCGATGTAGACGCGGCGGGCCTCGCGGAAGCAGTCCTCGAAGTGCTCCTTGCCGCCGGGCCAGGCGCCGGCACCAGGCAGGCCGACGACGGCGGCGGTGTCGTTGGGGCTGTGCGGGGCCAGCTGCAGGGTCTGCTGGAGGATCAGGGTGTCCAGCTCGCCTTCGGCGATGATGACGGTGTCGCTGCCGCGCAGGGAGTCGGCGTTGTAGAGGCGGACCTGGTCGCCGGCGGGGGTGTAGTAGCGGCCGCCGACCTCCTTGCCGCGGATCTGCAGGACACGGCCGCGCTGCAGGTAGGGGATGGTGAGCCGGCCGGCGTGGAAGTCGCGGCCGTTGTAGAGCATGCCGGCGCCCTCGAAGTCCTTGCGGGTGAAGCCGTCGAGGCTGCCGGCGACGGAGAAGTTGCGGGGCACGTAGCCCAGCCGGGCGTCCATGATGGTCTCGGCGTGCAGTCCCCGGCCGAGCAGGTACAGCAGCTTGTCGTCGTTGCGCCGCAGCAGGTCTGCGGCGTAGTCGGTGTAGGCGCCGAGGACGGCCATCTTGGTGGCCGGGTCATTGCCGGTGCCGTGGAACTCGTCACGGTCGCCGAAGTGCTCCAGCAGTAGGAACCGTCCGCCGTGACGCTGGCAGCGCTTGCAGTCCCACAGCCAGGTCTCGGTGTTGAAGTAGCACTTGCCCTTGCCCTTGTCGCTGGTGCAGTCGAAGAAGCAGTGTGCGGTGACCTCGCTGCCGGCGGCCGGCCAGGTCTGGACCCCCTTGGAGCCGAGGTAGTCGACGAGGCCCTCTGTGATCTCGCTCATCGCCTTGCCCCCTCTCAGAACGGGATCTCTTCGTCGGCCAGCTGGCCCGTGCGGGGCATCACCTCGTCCACGGCGCAGGCGTAGAACTTGGTGCCGTCGGGACGGTCCCGAGGCTTCTCGTGCCGGACGCTGACCAGGCAGGGCAGGCCGAGCACCTGATCGGTGTCGAACTCCTCGCCGACCTGGATCTCGCGACCGAGCAGGGCCTCGCCCCAGATCCGGGCCTGGCAGTCCTCCCGGGTGGTGATCTCGGCGCGGGTGTCGCCGCGCAGGGTGTCGCCGGCGAAGGGCCCGGAGACGACCTTGAAGTACCACTCCCACTTGCGGAAGACGTCCTGCTCCGTGGTGCGTTCGCCGGTGACGCGGTCCTTCTTGAAGTAGGGGACCTCGACTTCCTCGACGCGCACCAGTTCGGAGGGGTAGTACTCGTCGTCCGGGTACCTGTATTCCGACTCGACACGATTGATGCTCTTCGGCATTGTCTGCTCCAGGTTCTGTTTCAGGTTCCGGTCTTCTTATGGCCGCGGTCTACTTGTTGGCCGCACGCCATTTCTGGAAGCACTCCGGGCACAGATAGGTGCGCGTCTTGAGGAGCCCGATGTTGATGATGTCGGGGGCTCCGAAGCTGTTGACGTCCTTGCCGCAGCCCTCGGCGGGGCTGTCGTTGTTGCGGGCCGCGGTGCCGCAGGGAATGGGCGGCTTCCCGGTCTTCTCTGCGCTGTCCGCCGGGGGCTCGACCTCTTCCGTGGTGGTCTCCTCCGCGATGGCCTTCCCGCCCAGCTCCTGCTCGACGACGGCCTGTGCCTCGGTGAACTCCGCCGCCGGCGCGGTGGTGCGCTTCCGGGCCTGGGCGGGCTCGGCCGGTGGCGGCTCCTCCGGGGTTTCCGGCTCCTCTGCCGCCGGCTCGGGAGCGGGCTCGGGCTGGGCCGGCTGCTCTGGGGTCTCGGTGGCCTTCTCCGCGGCCTTCGTGGCGGCCGGGGTGGCCCGGGACGGGGCGCGCTTGCTGGGCGGCACGGCGGCCTTGCGGGGCTTGGCCTCGGTCTGGACCGGGACGGTGTCGGGACCGGCCACCTTGGCGGACTTGGCCACGGCGACGGGGCCGCCGGCGCGGGGCTCCTCGACGGGGACATCGCTGGGGATCTCGATGGTCTCGATGTCCTCGGCCGGGGTCAGGGAGTCGAGGTACTCGCCGAACATCAACTCGAAGAGGCCGACGTAGTCCTGCTCGGTGAAGTTGACCTCGGTGAACTTCGGCAGCTGGCCGGAGCGGTCCTTCAGGACGGGGAACTGCGGGTCGGGGTGCCACTTGATGGCGCGGCGCAGCTGCCGGTTTCCCTCCACGACCTGCCAGTAGGTGGCCATGTGGCCGACGAGGTCGAACTCGCCGGTGATCTGGTCGCGGACGGCGCCCTGGAGGCGGGGTTCGTAGATGAGCGGCCCGTCGTCGCCGTCCTGGCGCTGCTTCAGGTGCAGGTTCACGATGATGTTCATGGGCAGCTTCTGCAGCCGCCCGATGAGCGCGGTCATCTTGGCGTCGAGCTGGCCCCAGTCCTGGTAGCCGCTCATGGATTCCTTGCGGCCGGCCTTGAGGATCTCGGCCACGATGATGCGCTGGTAGGCGTCGAGGGTGTCGATGACCAGCGTCTTGTACTTGCGCTGGGCGGCCGGGGTGGTGGCGCAGTGGACCTCCAGCTCACGCAGCAGCGCGTCCATGTCGGCGCTGGATTTGATTGCGCCGTAGGGGACTCGCCGGTCGGCCAGGCTCATGCGGCCGTTCTCGCAGTCGGCGAAGATCGGGCTGGGCCAGAAGCTGGCCGACCTGGTCTTGCCGGCCGAGGACTCGCCCATGATCAGAGCCTTGATGTGGCTCTCTCCCGCGGCGTCGAGGAAGTCCTCGACACCCGTGGTGCGGATGATGAGAGGCAAGGGTCTTTCCTCCGGGTATCAGACCCCGGTCGTGTAGGGCGCTCCCTCGTCGTCCTTGCTGTGGGGAACGCCAGAACACCTGCCGGAGTAGAGGAACGGGCAGTAGGTGCACGTCTGGCCGCTGATGGCCAGGGGATAGATGTCGGCGCGGACGGCCGCGATGTACTGCTGCAGGGCCGCACGCATGCGGGCGTAGTCGGCCGGCGTGCGCCAGCCGCAGTCGTGGATGCCGAAGGCGTCGCGCAGCGCGATCCAGCGGCCTCGCCGCGGGATCACGGGCAGGCCGGAATCGTCGAAGTAGAGGGCAAGTCCCCTCTTGCGCAACGGATCCTGGATGAGCGCGAGCTGGTCAGGCTCCCAGTGGGCCCAGAACTCCGGCCACAGGCTGGCCCAGCCGTAGATCGTCCATTGCAGGGCGTGGCGCAGGTAGGTCGGCTTGGCGCCGGACTTGAAGTCGTCCACGCTCAGATAGGGCTTGCGGCCGGTAACACGCAGAGCCAGGCGGTCGACGGTGCCGGTCAGCTCGTGGTCCTCGGATGAGCCGTCGGGCCACTGCAGGCGGATCGGCACGCCGAAGGTCAGCTCCAGGGCCAGCAGGCGGCCGGCGTCGTGCTGCAGCGCGGCGTGGTAGGTGCGCAGGTTCTCGCGGCCGCGGATGAGCAGGCCGCCATAGGTCTGGCGGGGCAGCCACTGATCGATGCCGCCGGGCACGAGGGTCTCGATGTTGTCGTGGTGCCAGTGGTGCTCGAACGTGGCGACCGCGCGCTCCAGCGCGTCGTCACGGCCTTCGTGGTGCAGCTGCTCCAGTACCTGGGCTGCGTGGTGGATCACGGTGCCGAAGGCGGTCGCGGACAGGTTGTCCGGACGGCGGCCCTCGGAGATGTCCAGGGTCTCGAGCTTGACCTGGCGAGCGCAGCGTGCGTATGAGGCCAGGTCGGACTGTCGGATCTTCATGTCGTCACCCCCTTCCTGTGGAGTGACGCTACGAGCACGCTCAGTGAGCGAGGCAAGCTCAGTGTCACCAGGACGAGGGCGCCAACGGCCGTTCACCGGCTGTTCCCGCTGGTCAAGGGCGGTTCGGAGACGTCTCCGTGATGTGCCGGTGAACGGCCGTTGCGCTGGGGATGACGCTGTGGATCAGCTGGGGATCAAGACGGCACCGGACGGTTGCGGTCCCAGGCGTCCCGGACCTCCTCCGGGCGGGAGTAGGTGGACGGGCACGGCGCCTTGCTGACGTCGTGGTGGCCGGTGAAGTTGACCCGCCACAGCACCCGCAGGTGCTGCCAGTCCGGGTGCCCGTCGCAGTAGGTGCACTCCCCCGGGGCGTGCAGGATCGTGCTGTCGCAGTGCGGGGCTCGGGGGTTGCCGTTCATCTGCCGGACGTGCTGCTTGATGCGCTCGGCCACGTCGTCCGGGGCCTCGACCTGCAGCTCCTGGTGGCCGGCGCGGCGGTGGAACCTCACAGGATCATCCCCCAGGTCTTGGGGCCGACGATGCCGTCCACCGTCAGCTTGTGCGCGGCCTGGTACTTGCGGACCGCGGCAAGGGTGGTGGCGTCCAGGACGTTGGTGCGGGGCACCTTGAGCATCCGCTGGAGGAAGGCGACGTCCTCGCTGCGGGCGCCGATGCGCAGCTGCTGGGGAGCGCGCCAGGCCAGGGCGGCGCCCCAGGCGTGGCCGTCGTCGTAGGCCGGATGCGGGCCGGTGCTCACGTGCATGTGGTGGTCGTGCCGGTTGGGCCCGGTGTAGGCGGTCCAGCGGAAGCCCGTCTTCCGGTTGGCGATGCGGCCCTGGAAGATCACGTACCACAGCGCCGGGTGCGGGTAGGTGACCAGGAACTTGCTCAGCCGGGCCATGTCGGCGCCGTGGACCGGGTCGTGGGTGTAGTCCCGGGCGGCGACCACGCCGTACCGGTCGGGGTTGTGCTCGGAGACGCGCTGCCGGTGGGCCTGGTCGCCGATCGAGCCGTCGGAGATCTTGCTGCGGCGTGGTGCGGCGTCGTTGATCTCCTCCAGCAGGATGTCCAGGCCGCGGGCCACGCGCCAGGAGGTCACGGTGCCACCTCGCCGGCGTCGGGACTGGTGGTGGCGGCCGGGCTGGTGGTGGCCTCGATGGCCGGGGCAACGCGCGTTGGCTTCCACAACCCGAGGTAGCTAGTCCAGGCGGCGAAGAGCACGACCAGCACGGAGGAGATGATGGCCCGGCCGTTGAACTGGTCGTTGAAGTAGGCGGTGCCCGCCCCGAACAGGAGGCACAGCACCAGGGTCACGACGGCACGCACAGGTCGGCCCCAGCTGGGCTGCTGCACGACCGCGACGACCAGTGGCGCCACGCCGCCCACCAGGGCGGACCACATCTGGAGATCGTTGGGGCTGCTCACGACTTCCCCCAGGGGGTCACGGCGGTTCGGTCACCTGGGGTGTCGGCGACTCGGTCGGGGATTCGGTGGTGGTGGTCGTGGTTGTCGTGGTGGGTTCCGGGCTCGTCAGGCAGATCGTCGCGACGCCGGCGGCCAGGGTGACCACGGTCGGGCTGAACCCGTCAGGGCAGGCCGGGCCGGGGCGGCCGTCTGCGCCGGCGGGTCCAGGCGCTCCGGTGGGGCCGGGTTCGCCGGGGGCGCCCGGGGCGCCGTCCTGGCCGGCGGGGCCGTCCTGACCGTCCTTGCCGTCCTGGCCGTCCTTGCCGTCGAGACCGGGCGCCCCGGTAGGGCCGGTAGGTCCGGGGACTCCGTCGCGGCCCGGGGCCCCGCTGGGCCCGGCCTCGCCGGGTCGCCCCTGTCGGCCTTCCGGGCCGGCCGGACCGACGGGGCCGGGTGCGCTGGCGGGGTCCCGCAGGATCTGCTCGGCGGAGGCGGCCGCGGGGCGCAGCCCTTCGGCTCGGGCTCGGTCCTGCTCGGCCTTCAGGGCGGTGGCCAGGGCGTCCACGGTCTCGCCCTGCCGGTTGAACATCAGGAAGAGCGACAGGAGGGCCCAGATCAGGGCGCCGGCGGCAAGCACCAGGATGTAGGGCCGGCTGCGCTCGGCTGCCCGGCGGATGCGGACGCGGTTCATGCGCTCTCCTCGGCGTTACGGCGGCGCTCGACGACGTCATCGGAGCGGGTGTACTCCTCACGCCGGCTCAGGCCGGAGGGGTAGAGCGGCGGCATCTCGGGGACGTCGATCTTGGAGGCGGCCAGGGTGGCGCGGGCGATCATGTCCCAGGCGGCGTGCTGGGAGAGGGCTTCGAGGATCTCCCGCTCCCGGCGTTCCAAGCTGGCGGTGCGTTGCCGCAGGAAGTCCAGCTCGCCGCGCATCTCCTTGATCTGCTCACGCTGGGGCACGATCAGTTCGAGCGCGGTCTCGTTGAGGATGGCAGCGGTGTCGGCGCGGCTGCGCTTGCGTGACCACCATTGGCTTGCGGCGGTGGTCAGCAGCCCGGAGGAGATGATGGCCACGGCGAGGGTGATGATGGCCGAGGGGTCCATCAGACCTCATCTCGCATCGCCCGGTCGTAGTTGCGGCGGGCCTCGGTGCTGGTGGCGTTGGCGTGTCGGGTGGACAGTTCGAGGTCTGCGGTGGCGGCCGCGAAGGCGTGGATCATCGCGAAGCCGGTGTAGATCCCGAGTCCGGTCATGGCAGTGGTGGGGGTCCGGGCGACGCCAAAGCCGAGGGTGATGACCCAGAAGAGGTAGACGGCGCTGGACATGGTGTGGCCGATGCGGGCCAGCCACATCCGGTGTGCCCAGGCTCCGCCGGTGGCCAGTAGCCCGGATAGCAGCATGGCCGAGCCCCAGCCCCACCACGGCGCGACGGCGCGGGCGGTGGCCAGCGCCGGGCTGGTGAACCGGGTGGGTCCTCCGGCGAGGATGAGCGCGCCGACGGCCAGCGTGGACAACGCGGCCAGGAAGACCAGGACGGAGGCGCGGATCGCGCCGGGGCTCTGGGGCACGGGCTTTCGTCGTCACGCCCGGGTTCGGAGCTGATGGATCCGCTACGCGTACGCCAAGCCGAGGGTGCGGCCCAGCCAGTTGGTGCCGTCCACGCAGTCCAGCTCCAGATAGTCCTGGGCGCCGGCGGCGGTGCTGATGGTCGGGGCTGTGCCTCCGGGCCACTTGACGTTGGAGGGCCAGGTCACGGTGCGGGAGCCGGTGCCGTCCTGGGTCAGGCCCAGCCGGATCTTGGTGCCGGCCAGTGGGGTGCCTGGTGTCCACAGGACCGCGGTGCCGCCCTGCAGCGTCCAGGAGGACGGGTCGGTGGGGACGACGTTGGTGCCGCCGATGCCGTTGCGGATTTCGGCGTAGAGGATGTCGCCGACCATGTTGTTGGCGTTGAGGTTGCTGTAGGCGCCGAGGGTGTAGGGCACTGCGGCGTTGTCGTAGATGTTGCCGACGGGGCCGGTGCGTCCGACGCCGAGCTGGGTCCAGGAGCTGCCGTCGGTGCTGGTGTAGAAGGTGACGGCTGCGTTGCCGGAGCCGTTGTCGGCGTCGTAGGTGACCCGGACCCAGCCGGTGTTGCCGTCGGTGAACGGGACGCTGGCGCTGCTGACGTAGGTGGTGCGGGAGGCGAACTGGCCGTCCGGGGTCACGATCAGGGCCAGCGTGCCGGTGCTGGAGATGTAGAAGGCCCACCCCCAGGCCGTGGTGGTGCTGCCGTCGGTCTTGGCCGCGAAGATCTGGGCGGCCGAGGGGGTCCAGTCGGCCATCGCCGCCTTGTACCGCACGTCGAGGTCGCCGGTGATGCTGGCGGCCGCGTAGGACAGGCGGCCGCTGGTGTTCTGGACATAGCCGGGGGCGCCGGGGGGGCGCAGGAGGTAGCCGCTCTTGTCGAGGGTGGCGGTGAAGAGGTACTCGGAGGCGAACGGGGCCGGGGCGTTGACGGCGGTGAGGGTCTTGGTGGCGGCGGCGACGGCGGGGGCGCCGACGTGGACCCAGGTGCCGGGGGTGCCGGCGACGATGCAGGTGTACATCCGGCCGTCGCTGCGGGCGATCACCGTGTCGCCGACCATCCACGTGCCGGACGTGGGTGCGGCGGCGGCGGTGCTGCCGACGAGCCGCATCTGGTTGGTGAGGCCGTTGTACGCGGTCAGCAGGCCACCGGCGACGACGAAGCCAGCCTGGGTGAGGTTGCCGGAGGTGTCGACACGGCTGGCTTCGGTGTAGGTCTCGGCGCCGTAGGCGGAGTTGCTGCCGCCCCACTCGGTGATGAACGGGCCGAGGCTGGAAGACAGGCGCTGCCGGAAGGCGCGGCCGGATCGGGTGCCGCTAGCGGTGCGGTACATCGTGATGGCGGGGTTGGCGTCGCCGGCAGTGGCTTCACCGATGGTGACGATGCTCTGGCTGGTCAGCTCGAACTCAGCCGCCGAAGTGGTCAGCGGGGAGTTGGTGGCGGTGGCGGCCACGAAACCGGCCCGGAACCGGTTGGCGGCGTAGACGACCTTGCTGCCGTCCCAGCTGTAGGGCAGGTCGGTCTGCTCGCCGGTGCCCTGATCGCCGGGGCGGGAGGACAGCACCTGCAGTGAGCGGATGTTGATGGTGCCGGGGATGGTGGTGGCCAGCAGTGTGACGCGCCAGTAGTCGCCGGTGCCGGGGTCGGTGGTCGGCAGGGCGAACCATCGGACTGATCCGTCCGCGGTACTGGCATCGGCGCGGCTGGTCCAGCTGGAGCCGTCGATGCTGGTCTCGTAGATGACGCGCAGGGCAGTGCCGGGCTGGTAGCCGAAGCCGACGAGGACGTGGTGGATGTACGCGGCGGCCAGGCCGGTGCCGGTGATCCGCAGACCAGGCAGGGCCACCGTCAGGGCTACGGTGCCGGCGTCGGTACGGCCGGTCAGGAGCACGTCACGGATCTGGGCGGCGGTGTAGGCGCCGGAGGTGGTCCAGCCGGTGTTGTCGCTGGCTGCGGAGACCTCGACGAGGGTGGGGGTCTTGAACCGGGTCTTGTCGTGCGACATCTTGGCGCCGAGGCCGAGCGGGAGGAGTGAGTCCCGCTGGTAGCCGTTGAGGCCGAGGTAGGTCGCTGCGCCGGTCTGGCTGAGGATGGGGGCTGCGACGTTGCTGGTGGCCGAGACTGCTGAGCCGGCGATGGTGCCGGCGGCGTTGACGTTGCCGTTGGCCAGGAGGCTGACGGCGTCGGTGCCGCTGCTGCGGGCGCCGCTGGCGGCGTTGGCGCGGACGGCGAAACCGGTGCCGCTGGGCACGTAGCAGACGACGCGGCTGGCCTGGAGGCCGAAGCCGTACTGGCCGTTGTAGAGGTCGAGCTTGTCGCCGACTGCGGTCATCGGGGAGCCGCTGGGGGTGGTGCCGCCGGTCAGGGTGCTGGCGTCGCCGGTGACTGCGCCGAGGGCCAGGAGGCTGTTGGCCGAGGCGTAGGACTTGCCCAGGACGTCGAGCGTGCCCTCGATCCGCTCGTTGCTGTAGTTCCTCACGGGCTACACCGCCGTCGAGACGGCCACCCGCAGTACGCCGGCGGACACGGCGATGGCCGATGTCAGGGTGACGTAGGTGGTGTCCACGACGGTGTCGATCCGCACGAGTGCACCGCTGGCCTTGTCGCGGACCTCGGTGGCCAGGTCGGCGGTGCCGAGGCCGTGGGCGATGGCCAGGCCGACGCCGGCGGTCAGGGCCCCGACGTCGGCGGCCCAGCCCTTGGTGGCGGCGTTGAGGTTGCTGCGGGCGGCCAGTGCGGTGGCGGCCCCGGTGCCGCCGAGAGCGACGGTGACGGGGTTGGTGAGGGAGAAGACGTTGCCGGTCAGGGTCAGGCCGGTGCCGGCGGTGTAGGCGCCTGCGCCGGCGATCTGGGTGAAGGCCAGGGCGGTGGTGCCGAGGGTGATGGCGTCGTTGGTGGTCAGCAGCCAGATGGTGTCGCCGAGGGTGGTGCCTTCGGTGACGGGGACGGTCATGCCGGCGGTGACTTCGGCGCTGACGTCGGCGTCGGTGGCGCGGGTCATGGCGACGGCGGCGCCGTTCCAGACCCAGATGCCGTTCTCTGCGCCGGCGGTCTGGGCGCGCAGCAGGACGCGGTCGCCGGCGACCAGGGCGACGCCGTCGATGCTGGCGCCGGGGGCGGAGAGGGTGACGTTGGCGGTGCTGGCGACGCGGACGGATGCCTTCCAGTCCTGGCCGTTGACGCGGGCGTCGATCTGGTTGTTGACCCACTGCTGGTTGGCGGCGTCGGTGGCGCCGGTGGGGTCGGCGAGGGAGGTGATGCGCTGGCCGTTGGCGTTGAGCGCGGAGGTGGGGGCGGCCATCTGGTCGAGGCGCGACGTCCTGACCTGGGTGTCGAAGTTGGAGATGGTGCTGGCGAGCTGGGTGCCGGTGTGGTTGGCCCGCGCGAGGGGGTCGGTGGCGAGCTTGGACAGGGCGATGGCTGCGCCGGCGGCGATGTCGGCGTTGACCAGCTGGGCGACGCTGCACTTCACCCACCCGTAGGTGGCGATGTACATCATCCCGTAGCCCAGGACGCTGTCGTAGTAGACGTCGCCGGTGTTGGGGCTGGACGGGGCGGCCCCCAGGTTCTCCAGCCGCAGGCCCTGCACCGGGATCCGCTGGAAGTCCTCTGCGCTGTAGTGCTTGGTGGCCATGACTCGCTCTCCCGGTTCAGATCAGGTAGGCCCGGCCGGCAGTGGGCAGGACGGTCCGGATGGTCACGACGCCGGGGGCTTGGAGGATCTCGACGTCGATCTCGGCGCCGGTGGTGTCGTAGACGGTCACCGACGGGAAGTAGGCGAAGCCGTGCGGGATGGTCCACTCGGTGGAGGGGATGTCCTGGGTGAAGGTCATGCCGCTGGCGCCGCCGCCGGCCGGGCCCTGGGGGCCTTCGGGACCTTGGGGGCCGGGGATGCCGGGCGGGCCGGGGACGCCGGCCTCACTGATGTCGACGACCAGGACGGGATCGGTGCTGGCGATCTCGACGGTGGTGGGTTCGCTGACCTCGATGCTGGCGACGGTGGTGACCGGGGCCTGGCTGCCGTCGCCGATGTCCTGGGTGGTGATGGTGGTGACGGTGGAGCGGTCGGTGGTGACGACCTCGGGGGTGATGTCGCTGGTCTCGATGGCGATGGTCACGGCGTGACCGCCCGGGAGACGTCGGCGAGGATGACCACCTGGCCGGCCAGGACGGTGCGGGTGTATCCGTCGGCGGAGGTGATCTGGAAGTCCCAGGCGGCCTTGCCGGGCACCAGCTTGTCGGCCTCGGTGGCGGTCAGGGTGCGGCGCAGCTGGCCGGCGACGGCGTCGATGACCTCGACGTCGAGGACGGCCATCGGCTCTTCGGCGTCGGCCGTGGCGCGGATCTGGGCGAGGTAGGTGTACCCGGTGAGGTCCATCGGGGCGCCATCGACGGAGAAGGTGTCTTCCCAGACGCGGGTGTCGCCGCGGTAGAGCCGCAGCGCTACCTGGGCGGGCAGGACGTCGGCCATCACGCCCCCTCGTAGACGCGGAACCAGTGGCTGCCGTCGTCGGTGCCCGGGTCGTCGCCGGTGGTGTCGGCGACGGCCTGGTAGAGGCTGGTGGCGGACTGCACGACGTGGCCGGGGGCGTAGGCGGTGTCGATGTCCCAGCCGCCCCGGAACAGCACGGGCGGCGGCGGGGTGCCCTCGTAGCCGCGGATGGTCAGGGTCACGGGGTCACCTCGACCCCGGAGGCGGTCAATGTGATGGTGCCGGTGAGGGCTGCGGCCTGGAGGATCTCCGAGCCGATGACCACCATGAAGCCGCTCCAGTCGAGCGTGCCGTAGGGCGGGATGATGGTGTGGAAGATCCGGTTCTCCGGGGCATCGGTGCCCAGCGACATGGTGAAGAGGGCTTCCACGACGGGGTCGGGGTTGACCGCGTGGATGTTGCGCAGGATGGCGTGGCCGTCCGCGGGTGCGGTGTAGAGCGTGTCGGGCGTGCCGGTCAACGCGGCCGGGCCGACCAGCCGGGCGGCGGTATCTACAGCCATCAGTCGACTCCAAACTTGCTGATCGTGGTGAAGCTCGGGGCTCCACCGGTCGACACCCAGCTGCCGCCGGCGTTGGCGTAGAGATGGCCGGCGAACAGCAGCGGGTAGTTGGTGGGGTAGTCGGCTGGGTCGGGCAGAGATCCGGTCGCCTCGTCCAGGACGTAGGGGGCCAGGGTCATGGCGGAGCTGGCGATGATCGGTGCCCCGGACAGCAGGACGTCGCCTTCGTCGACCCACTCGGTGACCAGCGGGAGGTCCGGGTCGCCGGTGTCGCCGGGGTCGTCGAGGTCGACGACGTGGTGGACGAGGGCGTTGGCCGGGTAGGCGCTGGGGGTCTCGGTGCGGTAGAGCCGCCAGGCGCTGATGGCCCGGTCGGTGCACAGGGCGGCGTCTTCGGTGGCGAGGGTGATGGTGATCGAGTAGATGGCGACGCCGGCGTTGGTGACGGGTGGGGCTTGGGCGGGGTCGTCGGCGTTGGTGTTGGCCGGCACGGAGCCGTCGTCGTCGAAGGTGGTGGCGCCGGTGGCGGCGACGACGGCGATGCGGGTCCAGCCGACGTCGCCGGCGGCCGCCCGCCAGACCTGGTAGTTGTCGGCGCCGGCCGGTGGGGTGGGCAGGGTGAGCCGGACGCCGGCGGCCTCGTCGAGGGTGATGCTGATCTGGGCGGACAGCGGGGATTCCTCGGTGCCGCGCAGGGCGGTGAGGCCGTAGAAGTACAGGGCCGGCTGGAGGGTCCCGTCCTCGATCTCCTCGATGTCGGGCTCGTCGGGGGCGACGAGGATGTCCGGGGTGGAGATGAGCACCTCGGGTCCGACGGCGGTCTCCAGGCCGTTCTCGTCGACCAGGGCCACGCAGTAGGCGTAGGTGCGGCCGCCGGGGAGGCCGCCGGCGGTGCCGAGGGCGGCGGTGGGCTGGTTGGCGGCCAGCTCGGAGCCGGTGGGGCGGCGGTGGCGGGTGCTGGAGGCCAGGGCCTTGAAGAGCCGGTCGATGGTGACCCGGTCCGAGCCGGTGAACTTGGCCCCGTCGTCGGTGATGGTGCCCGGGACGTCGCCCCCGAAGTAGTTCAGACCGTAGTTGGCGGTCAGGGCCACGTCAGCCTCCCAGGTGCCAGAACTCCGCTTCGCCTCGCGCCGGGCCGCCGGTGTCGCTGGGGCCGGCGTCTTGGCCCACCGTCTGGGGATCGGCCACGTACTGGGGAAGTCCAAGCCGGGCCAGGTAGGGGTCGATCCGTGGGGGGTTGACGAACCGGAGCATCGCGGCCAGGGAGGGCGGGTAGCGGGCCACGTAGGCGTGGGTGCGCATGATCTCCACCGGCTGCACCCAGCCGCGGGTGGCCGGGCGGGGAAGGGAGATGTGCTGGGCGCCCAGCCACAGCACGCCCCAGTCGTTGGGCGGGAAGTTCTGCGCCGGCCAGGGGAAGCCGGGCCCGAAGATGGCGTCGTCCTCCAGGACGAGGGTGGAGGTCAGGCTGGTGGCCAGGACGTCCAGGTGGCTGGCCAGGCAGGCCGCGGTCGGGTTCGAGCCGGTGTGCGCGGTGAAGGTGCGCAGCGGCATAGGGGCCAGCGGCGTGCCCTGCCAGCGTTCAACGAAGCGGGCGAGCCGGTCGGGGCGGTCCTCACGGTTGATGACGACTGCCTGGTCGAAGCCCCAGCCGGTGATCACGCCAGGGTGGTGATGCTGATGGCGTAGCGGCGCACGTGGACCCAGCCGAAGTAGTCCCAGCCGTCGGGCCGGGTGGGGTTGGCGTGGTAGGTGGTGCGCAGCTCGACCTTGGTGTCTCCGCCGGGTGGGGGCCAGCTGGCGGCGGTCTCGGGGGTGGCGGCGTTGAGGATGCGCTGGCCGCCGGAGTCGACCTGCCAGGGCCACCAGTCCTGCCAGACCTCACCTTCGATGAGGATCCGGGCGTCGGTCTGGGTGAAGACCATGTCCCAGGGGTCCTGGAAGTCGACCTCCAGGTTAAGCGCGACAGCCGGGCCGCCGGGCAGGGTGATGGACTCCGGGAGGGTCAGCTCGGTGCCGGGGTCGACGCGGAAGAAGCCGAGCCGCTCGAAGCCGTAGTGCCCTGACGCCCAGTACGTGGTGTGGGCGTAGGGATCGGGCTCGGGCCCGGTGGAGGTGGCGAGCTGGGACAGGGCTGCGGCCGCGCCGGCGTGGTGGGTGATGCACCGGCTCAGGGCGCGGCGGCCGACCAGGCGGCCCATCAGCTGACCCCGATCTCGCCGCCGCCCATGCCTTCGAGGCGGACGGCCTCGTCGGCGTAGCGGATGAGCACGAGGATCTGCTCGGTGGTGGTGGAGCGGACCTGGTCAGACATCGGTGTCCACGTCAATCGCGTCGGTGGCTTGGGCGCTGGTGGAGGCGGTGGCGTCGAGCTTGGCCCGAGAGGGGGCCAGGAAGGTGAGGTGATGGGCGACGGTCGCGCCGGGGGTCCAGGAGCCAGGGGCGGGGAGGTTGCCGAAGGGCTGGAAGCCGGCTGCGGCACGCATGTCGACGGACAGCACGACCTGGGCGCCGATGTAGCCGCCGCGGGCGTCGCGTAGCCAGCGCAGCAGCAGGGCGGAGGGGATGGGCAGGAAGCCGGCGAACTCGATGTCGACGAGGGTGGCGCCGACCATGAACGCCGGCTCGGTGATGAAGGCGACGTCGAAGTGGACGGTGACGACCTTGTGGCCGTAGCCGCGGGTCTTCTGCACGTAGGTGTAGCTGGTGTTGGCGACGGCTGCGGCCTGCTGCAGGGCCCTGTCGCCGGCGCGTTGCTCGGCGGTGATGTGGACGTCGTAGAAGAGGTCGACGAGTTCGCTGGTCACGCGGGCCTCCGGAACTGCTGGCGCACCCGGTGCGTCGTCGTGTCGATGATGGCAGCGGAGGGCAGCTTGGGCCGCGGGACCATCCACCGGGTCTGCGGGTTCTCGCCCAGCCAGTGGGTGGACAGGGTGTAGTTCCAGGTGCCGGCTTCGAGGTCGTTGTCGCTGGAGATGCCGCTGACGTAGTGGACCGAGCCCTCGTTGGTGACGCGTTCCATGATGCGGACCTGGTCGTCCAGTTGGATGCCGGGGAAGCCGGGGATCTTGGTGCGGTCGGTGCGGTAGGTGAACAGCGAGGCCAGTGCGGTCAGTTCGGAGGCGCGCTTGAGGTCGCGTTCCTCGAAGCGGTCGTCGGCCCACAGCAGGACACGGCGAAGCCCGATGTTGTTGGGGTTGTAGCCGGCCGTGGTGACTTCCTTGGCGGCGTTCTTGACGCGGATCTGTTCGCGCAGGTCGTGGCTGGACAGGGTGGCGTCGAGGGCGGTGAGGTTCTCTCGTTCGTCGATGACGAAGACGCGCTTGGTGCGCCCGACGTGGTCGCTGTTGTCGGAGATGGTGTTGCCCAGGTCGAAGATGTTGGGCAGGCGCCATTGCACGGCGCCGTCTTCGGCGATGTAGAAGACGAATCCGATGATGTTGCGGACGTAGTTGACGACGTCCATGAGGCTCTTGTTGACGAGGGCGTCTTCGATCTTCGCGACGGCCGCGGTTCCGGTCTGCTCGAAGTCGCCCCAGACGCGGCCGGCGGTGGCCAGGACGGGGTCGGGTTGGGTGAAGCGCTGGTATTGCTGGGTGCCGTCGCTGCGGGTGATGTAGGCGTTGGTGGGCCAGTAGAAGCCGGCCCAGGCGCAGGCCAGCTTGATGATGTCGGTGTAGTCCTCCATGCGCCCGGGATTGGCGCCGGCGGGGCCGGGGCTGATCTTGCGGGTGCCGGCGGTGAGTGGGGATTCCACGGCCACGGTGCGGACCGCGACCCGGTAGCTGTGTTCGCGGGGGGTGATGCCGGGCAGGTGCTGGAGGTTCTTGAAGGACAGGCGGATGCGGGTGACCTTGTCGGCCGGCGGGAAGTCGACGGCGATGCCGACGGGGTTGCCGTCGGCCCGGTAAACGAACGTTGAGCGGTAGGGGATGCCGGCGTGCTGGTCGCGGCCGCCTTCGGGGTTGATGGTGAAGGGGATCGTCTTGGTGGATCCGGTGGCGGGGTTTCCGTCTTCGTCGAGCCAGTGCCCGTCGGCGTAGACGGAGACGTAGACCTGGTAGCCGGAACCGATCAGCCACATGGCGACGGTGCCGACGCGGGAGCCGGGCAGGGAGTACTCGATCCATTCCACGCCCCAGGGCCAGCGGGGCTTGATGTGGGCAAACGACATCCAGAAGGTGTCGGGGTTGTCGTCGATGGAGTCCTGCGGGGTGTGGCCGCGGTACCGGTCGGGGTCGGGGATGTTGTCGATGAAGGTGCCGTCGCCTTGCTTGTAGGGGCCGTAGCGGCCGGAGTGGTCGCGGACCTTCAGCGGGATGCGGGTGCGTACCGGCGGGGTGGGGACGATGGCGTCGTCCCAGTTGATGAACTCCAGCGGGTCGAAGTCCTTGGGGACGACGGGCTGGTTGGTCTGGTGGTCCAGCAGGAGTCGGGCCAGGTCGCGGGCTTGGACGGTGATGACGCCGAAGGCGTTGATCTGCACGGTGTCGATGAGCCAGACCCCGGTCTGGACGAGGTTGGCGTCTTCCTCGGGGATGGCGGTGACGTCCAGGCCGTAGCCCTCGTAGGTCTTGATGAGGTTGTCCGGGCGGATCAGGCCGGCCCAGCTGTTCTTGACGTGGCCCCAGCGGGCCGACCATTGGCTCTGGCCGCGGTCGGGGGTGTACCAGCCGGGGTAGTCCAGGTCGCGGCCGGCGGCGCCACTCGGGACGGGCGTGGTCTCGTCGCGGGGGGCGGTGTTGGCCAGGGTGAGGGTGAGGGTGGCGGCGTCCTGGTCGAGGGAGCGGACCCAGGAGAGGGTCTTGACGTTGAGCAGCTCGACGGGGGTGCCGGGGGCGGTGAAGAGGAGGTCGGCGTAGGTGTTGGCGACGCGCCGGCCGTGGTTGGGGTCGATCTGGCCGAGAACCTGTGTGGCGGAGCCGATCCCGGAGGGGGCTTCGGCGATGATGCTGTACTTGGACAGCAGTCCGTAGGTGCGTAGCGCCATCTTGGGGCGCTCGATGGTGACGCGGGCCATCGGGCGGGTGGGGCCGGTGAAGTCTCCGCGGCGCCAGATGGCCTCCATCTCGGGGAGGATCCTCATGCTGGGACCTCACCGACGGTGGGGGCGCCGACCTTGGTGACGATGGCGGTGATCTGGTATTCGTGGCGCCAGTACTTGCCGATGGCCCGGACCGGCTGGGGCTCGAACTTGGTCAGGACGCAGGTGATGCGCCGGCCGTAGTGGTCGTAGAGCCAGACTCGGCGTCCGACCCGGTCGTAGACCCACTGCCGCAGCGCTTCGTACTGGACGTGGTCCTGGATGTCGCCGCCGAAGGTCCATTGGACCGGCTGCATGGTCCCCTCGAACAGCAGCACCTTGCCGTCGACCGCGGTGGTGGACTGCATGGTGACGTTGCGGGTGGGGAATGGGCTGGTCATCTTGTTCGGGTTGGGGACGAACACGTAGACGTCGCCGGTGGAGTCGTGGAGTTCCCAGCGCTTGTAAACGCTCATTCAGCCCACCACCCGGGTCGTGTTGGCCCGCACGTTGCGGGTTGGCTTGCCGAGGATCTTGTTGAGGTAGTCGACGACCTTCGCGAAGTCGGCGCCGTTGATCGTGACGTTGGCGTAGTTGGCGTAGTTGTTCGTGGCAGATGTTGCTGCGCCATCGGTGATTCCGAGGCTGCGGCGGATCTCGTAGACGGTCGGGAGCTTGATTCCCCCGATGTTGAATTGGCCCTGGAACTTGTCGGTGGCGGCCTTGATGGTCTTGTCCAGCTCGGTCAGCTCGTCCTGCTTCTGCCGGTAGCCCTCATCGGTGGCCTTCATGGAGGCCAGCTCAGAGGCGAGCCGGGCACGGTCGTTCTTGCGCATCTGCAGGGCGTCGGCGTGGGTGATGCGGCCCAGCTCTTCGTAGTCGGAGATGTCTCGCTGCCGCTGCTCGAAGGCGGTCTTCTCGTTCGCGAGGCGCTGGTGGTCGGCCTGGAGCTGCAGGAGTTGGCGCCGCTGCGGGTCGCGTTCCAGGAGCTGGCCGTTCTTGTCCCGGGCGTCGAGGCGTTGCTGGATGTCGCGTAGCGTCTTCTCCCCGGCCTGAACGGGGTCGGTGTAGTCGAAGTCGCGGGCGACCTGCTGGGCGAAGTCCAGCTGCGCGCTGGTGTAGTCGTAGAGGGCCTTGTTGTAGCGGGCCTGGGCGTCTTGGACGTTGCCGACGTCGTTGCGCTTGGCGTTGTCCAGGGCCTCCGCGGCGTCGGCGAGGGCGTTGGCGGCTTCGCCGGTGACGGAGTTCGGGGTCAGGAGCGCGGCCCGCTCGTAGGAGTGCTGCTGCGCGACGGCTTGGATCTTGGCGGCGCGGGTGTCGCGGAGCTTGAGTTCGGCCTCGTTGATGGCCTTCTGGTCGCCGGTGGCCTTGGCCAGGTTGTAGGCGTCGAGGGCGGCGTCGATGTCGGCCTGGGCCTGTCCGACGGCATCGTTGGGCTTCAGGGCCAGCTTGGCGGTGGTCTCCTTGACGGCTGTGGCGTAGTCGAGTTCGGCCTGGGCGGCGGCGGCGACGGCCTGCAGCGCGTCGCCCTTGGCCTTGTTGGTGTCGGGGAGATCCTTGAGGCGCTTGTAGTCGGCGGTGGCGTTGGCGAGGTTGAGGTCGAGGATCGCCTTCTGGTTGGTGCCGACGAAGTTGCCGGTGAGGTAGGCGCCGCCGAGCTGGGCCTTGCCGAGGGCTACGCTCCTGGCCCCTTCGCGTTCGTCCTGGGCCTGCTGGGCCTGGGCGTTGGCGAGCTGGGTCTGGGTCTCCTGCCGTTCGATCTCGGAGAGGTTGGGCAGGGCGAGCTTCTGTCGCAGGCCGGAGATCTCGGCTGCGCGCCGGCCGATGGTGTCCTCGATCGCGAGCATGGACTGGGCGCTGGCCACCTGCCGGTCGATGACCTCCGAGCGGGCCTTGAACTGGTCGTCGTAGGTGCGGGCGATGGCGGCGTCGATGGCGGTGTTGACGGCGTTGAGGGCGTCGGCCTTGCTCTTGACCTCGTCTGCGGTGCCGGTGGGCATCTGCGCGATCAGGTTCATGGCGCGCTGCCGGGCGGCCTGCAGTTCCTGCAGCTGGCGTTCGGGCTTGAGGCTGGGGTCGCGGGCGATGTCGGCGACGTCCTGGGCGGTGCTGTCGGCCAGGGGCACTGCGCCGCTGAGGAAGCTGGTGACGTCGGTCAGGGTCGGGGTGGTGTTGATGAAGGCGCCGGTGGCGTCGCCGAAGCCGGCTTCCAGGTTGCGCTTGAGGTCGACGGCGGTGAACTTGGACAGCCCCGGGGCGTACTTGTTGAGGAGGCCCTGCTCGATCTCCTTGACCCGGGCGATCTCGTCGGCGTTGAGGGAGACCGGACCGCGGGTGGCGTCCTTGCCGATCGACTTGAGGTAGTCGCCGATCGCGGAGTTGGCTTCCTTCTGGAGGTTGCCGCCCTGCAGCGCCTTGTCGAGGATGGCTCGGTCGGCGATCTCGGTGTCGGTGACGCCGGCCATGTCGTTGATGCTCTGCTGGGTGTCCCCCAGGTGGGCCAGGCCGGACCACTGCCGGTCCCACCAGTCCATGTCGACCTTGGGGGTCAGGCCGGTGATGGTGTTCTGGAGCTTCAGGCGGGTCTTCTCGATGGCCTTGCCGGGTGCGGAAGCGGCCGCTCGGGTGAAGACCTCGCCGGCGCCCTGCTGAATGAACCCGACGGCGCCGGCGGCGCGGGTGCTGGAGGCGGTGAAGCCGTCCATCGCCTGGTTGAGGGCGGCCAGCTGCTGGGCCGCGGAGTAGCCGCGCTCCTTGAGCACCTGCAGTCCGCTGTTGACGGCGTCGGCGGAGGCGAAGTTCTGGAAGGCGTTGGCGCCGCTCTGGATGGTGGCCGATGCCTGGGCCTTGTCCAGGTCGTCGGCCTGCTTGCGCAGTTCAGCGGAGCGTTCCTGCCCGGTGCGTTCGGCCTTGGCGGCGCTGGAGTCGGAGCCCTGGAGGCGCAGCAGCCAGGGCGCGAGGCCCTGGTCGAGGAAGTTGCTGAGGGACAGCTCCTGCTGCTTCTGCGCGGCCTGCACGGCCTGGTCGAAGCGGCCGGCAGCGGTGCGCAGCTCCTCGGCGGTGCCGGCGCTGCCGGCGGCGGCGTTGGCCTGCTGGGCCAGGCTCTGGGTGCGCCGCGACGCCTGGTCGGCACCGTAGAGGCCGGTGCCGATGCCGATCGCGGCGCCGACCAGGAGGCCGGGGACGCCGCCGACCAGCGGTAGGAGCCTGCTGCCGGCGGCGGCGAGCCCACCGGCCCCGGCGGCTGCACCGGCTGCCCCGATGCCGGCGCGGAGCCCGGCCAGGGAGGCGACCGCGGCACCGGCGCCACCGGCTCGGGCTGCGGCCGAGGCGCCCAGGCTGGCGAGGCGGGCCTCGCGCAGGGTATTGAGGCCGGGGATCCGCCCGCCACCGCGCAGCAGGTTCTGCAGGAGGCCACCGAGGCCGGTCGCGGCTTGCTGCACCAGCTGGGCCTGCATGGCCAGACGGAGCAGCCGGAACATCACGATCAGCTCGATGATGGTGCCGATGCCCTCGCGGATCGGGCCGGGCAGAGAGTTGTAGACCTGGATGACGTGCTCGACGATCTTGGCCATTGCACCGAAGACGACGACCAGGTGCCCGACGGCCTGGAAGATGCCGGCCTGGGCCAGCCCGTTGGCGATGTTCTGCAGGGTGCCCTTCAGCTCCAACAGCTGCTTGGACAGCGAGGACATGACGGTGTCGAAGGTCCGCTCGCCGCTGCCGGGTTCGGCGGCGCGGCCCTCGGCGGCCAGACCCTGCACGCGGCCGAGGTTCTGCAGCAGGATGTCGAAGCTGGCGCCGGAGCGGCTGCGGCCGAACGCCTGGACCACCTGGGAGCGGGTGGCCGGGTCGAGGTTCATGCTCGACAGCTGCTCGATCTGCTGCTTGAGGGTGGTGCCCTGGACGTCCACGCCGACGCTGGCCAGCCGGGACAGGGCGGCAGGGTCGTTGGCCTTGGACAGCACCTGGGACAGCTGGCCGGCCACGGCGTCGGCGGTCTGGCCGGTCTGGCTGGAGACCTGGCTGATGATGGCCAGGGTGTCGGGCAGGTCGAATCCGGCGGTGTGCGCGATCTGGCCGATCTGGGTGCCGGCGCTCAGTAGCTCGGCGGGGTTGCGGCCGGACTGGCGGGCGATGACCGACAGCTGGTCTTCGACGCGGGACTGCTCGAACGGGGACAGGCCGAAGGACCGGACGAGGCCGGCGACCTGGGTCTGGGTCTGGTCCAGGTCGGTGCCGGAGACACGGGCGATGCGGCCGGCGACGTTGGTCGACAGCAGGGCCAGCTGCTGGCGGTCGGCCTCGGTGGTGCCGGGGGCGTTGAGGTCGTAGAGGCCGATGGCGCGGGCGGCGGCCTGGACGCCTTCGGGGGCGCCGTAGCCGAGGGCGGTGCCGAGCCGGCTGGCCTGGTCGGCCAGGGCCCGGTTGTCCTCGGTGCTGGCCTGGGTGGCGAGGTTGAGGCTGATCAGGGCCTCTTCGTAGTCGGCGGCGCCCTTGGCGGCGGAGGCGAAGCCGCTGGTGACGGCCCCCATCAGGGCGTAGATCGCGCCGTAGACGACGCCGAATCGGGCAGCCTGCCCGATTACCTTGCTGAAGTTGCCCTCGCCACCGGTGAAGCCCTCCCAGAACCCGCCGCCGGTGCCGGGGAGCTTGGGCTCGCCGGGGGGCCGGCCGCTGAAGCCGGCGAGGAACTTCTGGCTCAGCGGAGCGTCGGAGCGCAGGAAGGTGTCGAGGCGGCCGAGCTGCTCCTGGCGGGCCTGTTCCTGGGCGACCTGCTGGGCCTTGTGCTCGGCGTTGCGCAGGATCGTGGGGTCGAAGGCGTTGATGCGCCGGCGGGTCGCGTCGGACAGCCGGACGGGGCTGGTGTCGTCGTACTGGGCCTTGGCCAGCTGCTCGAAGGCGCGGCGCCGCTCGTTGCTGGCCCGGTTGAGGGCGACGGAGTACTGCGTCTCGGCGTCGAGGGCGCCCAGCGCGGTGCGGGCGGCGCTGAGGTTCTCCTGCCGGGCGGTGGTGAACCGGGACTGCTCGTAGGCGGACTGGTAGGCACCGCCGGCACCGGGTGCGCCGTAGGGACCTTCCTGCCGGGCGCGGGCCGCGCCCTCGAAGGCGCCGGCGGTGCGTTCAGCCCGCTCGTAGGCGCGGCGCTGGGCGAAGTCGATGCTGCCGCTGCGGCCGTAGCGGGCTTCGTAGGCCCGCTGGGTGACGATCTGCATCGCCTTGGCGACGTCGCCAGCTGCGCGGGACAGGGCTCGTAGCTCGGTGACGGCCAGGCCGAGTTCCTGCGAGAGGCGCTTGGCTCTGGCGCCGGGCAGGTCATCGGGGTCCCGCGGCAGGGGGGCGCCGGCACGGCCGCCTCCTCCCCCGCCGCCGCCTTGGCCTTGGCCGGCGCCGAAGTTGGGGCCCCAGGCGCCGCCTTCGTTGAAGATGCGCCGGGCCTCTTCGGCGGCTCGGCGGGCGGACGCCTCGTTGAGGGTGAAGAGGATGTCGATCTCGTAGTTGCTGTCAGGCACGGTGCACCCCCAAGGGCCTACTCGCGCAGGCCCTTCGCCAGCTGGTTGACCACGGTGTTCTCGTCGTCGTCGGCGTCCGGGACCCGTTCGATGCCGCGCACGCGGTCCTTGCGGCGCTGCTCGACGGAGGCGAACCACTCCTCCAGCCGCTCGGAGTGGTGCCAGATCGCGGGCGGGGGGATCTCGTCCTCGGGGCGTTCCAGCATCCCCAGGACGTGGGTGGCCGCATTGATGGCCTCGACGAGATCCCAGCCCGCACGGGTCACGTCTCCGTCGGGGAAGAGGCTGCCGAGTCCTCCGCATTGCTTTGCTGCTCCACAGACCCGGAGGAAGTCTGGGGAGCGGCCGAGTTTCCCGCTTCGGTCGGCGTGGCATTGAGGTCGCCCAGGCCCTGCCGGATGCGGTCCAGCAGTTCCTGTGGGATGTCGTTGACGCCGGCCCGGCTGGCCAGCAGCTTCAGGTGGGTGCAGGCGGAGTGGTCGTAGCCGGATTCGCCTGAGGCGGTGGATGTCGTTGCGCTGCAGTCGCGTACCGACAGGTAGACCTCGGTGCGGCGGTACTCGGCCCAGTAGACGTTCTCGGCCATGTTGGCCCGGACGGTGTCGAGGTAGCGGCGGCGCAGCTCGTCGCGGTCGAGGTCGGCCAGGTCCTTCTTCGCGTCGTCGTAGCGGGTCTGCCGGGCGGCCTCGATGGCCTCCAGGTACTCGACCTGGACCTTGGTGATGGCCTCGCGTTCCTCGGTGCTGGCGGGGGATCCGCCCTCTTCCAGGGCGGCGTCTCGTTCCAGCAGGGCGATCTTGTCGCGCCAGCCCTCTTCGGCCCGGACGTCCTCCTGGGCCTTGATGTAGAAGGCGCCGCCCTGGGAGATGAGGAGGAAGTCGAAGATCTCCTCGTCGGGGGCGACCTCGAACTGCGTGATGGCGGCGCGGATCTCGTCGGAGTCCTCGCCGAGCGCGGCGACGCGGCGGGCCTGGGCGGCCTCGCCGTCGCGGTGGCACTCCCCGCGCTGGAAGGTGTTGAGCTTGGCCAGCCACACGAGGATGGGCTGTCCGTCGTCGTCGGCACCGGACAGCAGCAGCTCCCGGCCGGAGGTGAACAGGTCGGTGACGCGGCGCAGGCGTAGCGCGGCCTTGTCGGGCATGGGTTTCCCCTTGGTCTGCTTCGGGTTCGGGTTCTGTTTCCTGGGGCCCGTAAGATGGGCCGGCGCCCGGGACGGCGGGTCCAGAGCCGTCCCGGGCGACCAGTTCCTTCGAGGCCCGTTACGCGATTCGCGTAGGGGCGCGCAGTGTCAGCTGCGACCGTGGTGCGGGCTCAGGCGGCGTAGACGACGAGCGAGCCGGAGTCGGAGTCGAACGGCATCTCCACGGTGAGCTTCTGCTGCACGCGGGGAGCGAAGCCGGGGACGGTGAAGCGGGCGTCCTCGACGTTCAGGCGCTTGAGCGGGGTGCCGTCCTCGGGGTTGAGCAGGACGATGTCCAGCGGCAGGACGGCGGCCAGGTTGGGCCCGATGGCCTCGGCGGCGTTGGAGACGCCGGTGGCCTGGCGCAGCTTGGCGAAGAACTCGTCGGGGTTGCGCGGCTTGAGGGTGATGGAGCCGCTGACCTCGGGGGTGTCGTAGTCGGCGCCGTAGCGCTCGTAGTTGCCGAACTCCTCGTCGGGCTGCAGCTGCACGCGCCAGTCGACGTTGGCCGACTGGACGGTGCCCCACCGATTGACCTGGGAGCCGGGGATGTCGCCGGGGTCGTAGCCGCCCACGTAGACCTGGATGTCGCGGCCGCGGATGGCGGCCGGCTTGACGGCCGGCAGGGTGTGCACCGACTGCGGGTAGTCGCGGGTGGTGTTGGCGAAGTACACGATCCGGATCTGGGTGCCGGAGGTCACGGCGTTGACGAAGTGGACGGTGGCCGTCTCGAAGTCGGTGGAGCCGACGGTGGTGACGGTGTAGTCCTGCCCGTAGGACAGCTTGTCGTTGCCAACCTCGACCGACAGGACACGGCGGGCGCCATTGGCGTCGGTGTAGACCCCGGCGGGGTGGGCGGTGGCGATGGTGCCGCCGGCGGCGACCCCCGCGGTGGAGGTCTGCACGTAGCTGACGCCGGGGCAGTAGAAGATCGAGTCGCCGCGCAGCTGGACGGTCTGCTGGGCGTTGTCCTTCAGCCCGAAGCGGTAGCTGATCTGCTCGGGGTACAGGAAGGGGATCGCGACCGACTTGGTGGTGGTGTACGGGGCGGCGGCGTCCTTCCCGGGTGCCCAGGGGGTGACCAGGTCCAGCGGCTTGCAGGTGGACAGGTCGAAGGATGGGTCGCTGTTCGCCTGGCGGGTCAGGAGCGCTTCGAGGTCGCAGGAGACGTCCAGGCTCTCCAGGCTGTACTGCAGATCGGGGGTGTCGCGGATGATCCCGACCGACTCGTAGTTGCCCAGCTCGTAGATCTTGTCCTTGGGGATGTTCAGCTGGCCGGGACCGCCGGTCTGGAGGCGCTCCACCAGCACCGTGTCGTTCCCGACGTGCAGGATGCTGCCCGACTTGATGGCCATTGGTTGCCCCTCGCGGTCCGGCTATGACGTCTGGGGGTCACGTCGGCCAACGCGCGTTCGCATCACACTCTCGTCGGGGTCAGCGCCGGCGCAGGTACTGGCGAGCCAGCTGACGGGCCAGCAGGTTGCGCATCTGGGGAGTGAACGCGCGTCGAGCAGCCTGCATGTAGTGGTGGGCGGTGATCGGGCGGCGGATCCGGCCCCAGACCCGGGCGTCCTCGGGGGGTACGCCTTGCTGGATGAGCAGCTGGTAGGCGACCGAGGACGCCTTGGCGCTGCGGCGGACGGGGTTGACCCGGGAGTTGCTGCCGGAGCGGTAGAGGATCTGACCGGTGGCCGCGCCCCAGGGGCTGAACTCCCCGCCCAGGCGCCAGACGCCCGACAGCCGGCGGCCGACGGAGCGGGTGGAGCCGAGGTCGATGGCCTGCCAGTAGGGGACGCGGGCGGTGAGGTAGGCGTGGTCGAAGACCTGCAGCCGGCGGTCGGTGACCTTGATCTGGGCGGGCTCCTCCAGCACCTTCTTCAGCCGGCCGGTGGAGGCGGCGCGGCGGGCCAGGCTCTTGTCCAGCTCGTCGACCGCGGCGCGCTGCAGGGCTCGGGCGACGTACTCGGCGTCGACCCGGCTGAGGCGGGGCTGGATGCCGGGGCGGATCAGGGGCTGGGTGGGCCGGAACTGGGCGTGGAAGATCTGGGGCATGCTCAGCCCTCGCGTCTGCGCAGGTCGGCGCGGATGTCGCGGAGCAGGGCCATCGCCTCCGCGTTGATGATCACGGTCTCGTCGTCGTTGGCCTGGACGATGTCGAGCATCAGCTCGTGGTAGGCGCCCACGGCGTCGAGGAACTCGGTCCGGAACTTGTCCGCCTGCTCCTGGCTCAGCAGCGGGTAGACGTTGGCTTCGGCGTAGCCGAGGAAGGTGGCCACGAGCCGGCGGCGCTGGACGATGAGCAGCCGGCGCAGCGGGTCGGCACTGCTCACCAGGGCCCCATCAGCTGTCGCCGCCGGCGGTGACCAGCTCGATCTGGGCCACCAGCACCTGCCACCACATCCGGGCCTCGCTGGACTCGGGGCGCTGCCGGGTGACCTCGGTGACCTCGATCATGCAGTCGTCGCGGGGGACGCCGGCCTGGTCGGTGGTGTAGTCGCGCAGCTTGAAGACCCGGGAGAAACCCGGGGCGCGGCCGGTCAGGCAGTCCTTGATGTCGCTGGAGATGGCCAGGCCGTAGCTGTCGTTGGCGGCGATGATGTCGCAGACCATGCGGGTGGTGACGCTGGCCAGGCCGCCGCCGAGTTCGACCTCGGCCTCGTCGGACTCCTCCCCGAAGGAGATGCCGACCATGTTGGCCTCGGCCGCGATCTGCTCGGACTCCCGGACCCGGCGGGTGAGGATGGTCAGGGGCTGGGCGCCTAGGGGTGGGGTGGTGGTCCAGCCCAGCGCGACCAGCCGGCCGGAGACCCGGTCGATGAGGGTGCGGTGCAGGTGACGGGGGGCGTGGCGTAGGTAGGTCACCGGTCGTCCTCCGCGGCGCAGTGGATGACGTAGACGGTCTTGGTGACCATGCCGGTCGGGGGTTCGGTCTTGCGGTAGTAGTACCGGTCGCCGGCGATGCGGACGTGGTCGAAGCCCTTGACCAGCTCGTACTGCTCGTCGAGCAGGGTCACCTTGATCTTGGTGGGCTGCAGGATGCCGAGGTCGGCGACCTGGCCGGCGACGTCGATGTACTCGATCGCGCAGGGGACGTTGAAGATCTCCTGGCCGGGGGTGCGGGTCGGGGTGGCGGCGACGTCGAAGGGGACGCCACCGTCGTCGACCGAGCCGGCGACGGTGGTGGTGTCGGCGAAAACGAACACGGCCCGGTCGGCGGGGTCCGGCGGGGTGCCCACGGCCATCGCGGTGAGGATGCCGTCGGTGAAGGCGGCCTCGTCGAAGCTGATCGTGGCCACGGGTCAGCTCCTCACGGCAGGCCGGCGATCGAGGCCGGGCGGGGTGCCTCTCCGAGGTAGAACTCGCCGGCGATGCGGCCGCCGTAGCCGTCCAGGACGTAGTCCAGGCGGGCGCCGGTCAAGGCTGCGGACAGCAGCTGGTTGCGGCGGGCGGCGAGATCCTTCAGCAGCTGGGTGAAGAACGCCGCCGGCCGGCTGACCTCGTACTCCACGGAGCCGGCCTTGTAGCGGACCTGGGACTGGGCGTTGCGCAGCTCGGCGCGGATCAGGCGGGCGGCGGCGTAGTTGATGATGAGGGCCTGGCCGGCCAGGGACAGGTCCGGGCTGACCTCCTGGGCGACCAGGTCCAGAGCGTAGTCCCGGAACCAGCCGTCGAGCTGGGCCTCGGCGAAGCTGTCCATCAGCGTGCCGATGATCTCGGACTGGATGGTGGCCGGGTAGACGGTGGCGAAGGTCCCGGGCACGGCGACTTCCCGGCGGAACGAGTCCACGAGGTCGGCCAGCGCGGTGGTCATGCTGGGGATGTCGGCAGCTGGCCGACCTCAACGGCAGCGGTCCGGCTGGGATCAGGACCGGCGCAGGTCGCCTTCGGCCTTCATCTCCCGGTAGGTCGGGGTGTCGCCGTGGACCCGGAACTTCTCCACGATCACCTTGTTGATGTAGGTGACCTGGGCCACGGTGGCGTCGACCGAGTCGGCGATGGCGGCCAGCCGGCGCACGTTCAGCTCGGCCAGGCCGTCCACGAAGGCGGTGAAGGCCGCGCCGTGCAGGGCGAAGCCGGCCATCAGCTCTTCGGTGCTGAGGTGGTGGGGGGACACCTCGTAGTCCTCGTCGGCTTCCTTGCGGGCGTCGACCCGGATGAGCAGGCCGTTGGTGAAGCAGTTGTCGGGGCCGCAGCTGTCCTCGTGGATCTCCCGGTCGCTCTTGGTGATCCGCAACTTGGTGCCCTCGCGGCCGCCGATGCGGTTGTTCTTGACCCGGCCCTTGGCGTCGGTCTGCTGGACGTAGATCGTCCCGGCCGTGGTGGTCTCCCAGATCTCGATGCCCTCGTGGGCCTGGGGTGCCTTTGGCTTGGTGGCTGCGGCCATGTGCCCTCCTTCGTCTGGACCATGACGTCGGAGCGCCGGCGATCTCAACCCACTAGAGCGTGTTGTTGGCCGGGAAACGGGAGCGGCCCCACCTCCTGGAGCAGCCAGGTGGTGGGGCCAACGTCTCTCCCAAGACGTCCCGGGTCTCCGAGGGTCGCTGCACGCGACCGGGAAGGAGTCCCAAGGCTCCCAGGGTACCGGCCCGGCCGTTCCGCACGATCGGCCGAACCGGTGGTCCCTGGTCAGCTGTGGAGGTCAGCTGATCCGGATGCGGCGCGCCTGCTCCGGGTGGTGGATGAGGCCACCGATGTCGCGGCGGTGCCGGTAGTGCACGTAGTCGGTGGTGTTCTCCTCCCACTGCTTGGTGCGAGGCCCGCCGTAGATGGCGAACTTGCCGACCTGGCCGCCGAAGACCCACACCTCGTTGGCCGGGATGTAGCTGACGCCGGACTCGTCGGTGTAGTTGCGGATCCGGACAACGTTGCCGCCCTTGTAGGTGCCGATGCGGCCCTTCGCGCGGACCTCCGCGGCCGCCTCGGGGTCGAAGATGCCGGCGCCGGTGACCAGCTTCGTCACGGCGTTGACGCCGGCGGCGCGACCCAGGATCGTCACCGGGACGTCGGCCGAGCCGTTGGGCTTGATGGCGTCCTCGACGTCGGTGATGGCGTCGTCCAGGACGTCGCCGGTCAGGCCGCCGCTGCTGGCATCCACGTAGTACGGGCTGGAGCTGGGGATGGCCTCGGTGAGCAGGTTGAAGATGCGCCGGTTGGTCTCGGCCTCCATGCGGCGCTGGCCCAGCGCCACCATGCCCTGGATGCTCTCGGCGAACCCGAACCGCAGCTTGTCGCTGAACTCCGAGACGTGGAATCCGAGGGTGTCCCGCGGAATCTCCCAGTCCTGAGTCTGGATCTGCGATTCCTCGATGTAGCCGCCGCGGTGGGTGTAGAAGACCTTCAGGCCGGTCCGCTCACGCAGGTAGACCTTCTCGTCCTCGGCAGCATTGATCGTCTCGATGTAGCTGCTGAACAGGTTCTCGAAGACGAATCCGTAGTCCAGCTGGGAGTTCAGGGTGGCGGCCTGCTGGCGGTGCCACTCGGGGTTGTCCCAGTTCTTCTTGGCCTCGGCGTCCAGAGCCGCCTTGATCTTGGCGTACTCGTCGGCCTCGGCCTTGTTCCGCGGCTTGAAGCCGCTGCCCTCCCCCATCGTGAGGAGGTCGCTCAGAACCGTGGTGGTCATGGTGTCCCTCCTCACTTCAGCAGAACGGCTTCGATGTAGTCGGTGGCGTTGGACAGCGTCACGCGGCCCACGGCCACCGTCGGGTCGGCGGTCTCGACGTACTTGGAGCCGTCCCAGGCGATGAGGTCACCGATCACGAGGGTGCCCATCGTGAACTTGGTGACGGCGGCACGGGCGCGCTGCCCGCGATTGGCCGTGGCCGCGGTGTTCTTCAGCCAGATCTTCAGGCCGGCACCGGTCCAGATGGCGCACAGGGCGTCGTTCCAGACGACGTCGAGATCCTGCGTGTTGATGACCTGGTTCCCGTTGAGCGGGATATTCCAGGCGTCCTCCTGGATGAGGAGGCCCGTGAATCCCGCCTCGATCGGGGAATTGGCGGCGGCCTTCTTGATGTAGCCGGGGTTGGCCGGGTCGAAGGTGACCAGGTCGCCCTGCTTGAACGTGCCGGTGGCCGGCACCTTGAGTCGGCCCTCGGTGCCCGACCGCATGCTCTCGTCGCTGCGGCGGAACCCGAAGTTGAAGCCGTAGTCACTGGCCATTCGGGGCACCCCCTCGGGTCAGCGCGAACAGCGCCTCGGCGTTGCCGGTGTCCCCGGGGGGCTGAACCGGTGCGCCCTTCATGGCGGTCTCGCGCGGGACCTGGCCGCCGGCGCCGGCAACGCCGACGGAGGCGGCGAGGTCGTCGCAGTAGGTCTTGAACGCCTCGTCGTCCATCGCGGCCCAGCGGCGCTTGCGCTCGTCGGTGTAGAAGTCGTCCTTCAGCGCGGCCGCGATCTCGCGGACCTTGGCCTCGCGCTCCGACGTCCGGGCCAGCGCGACCTTCTCGGCCTCGACCTGGGCCTGGTGGTCCTTCAGATCCTGCTCGGCCTTCTCGCGTGCAGCCTTCTCGGTCGCCTGGCCGGCCTCGGCGACATCGAGCTTGCTGCGCAGCTCGGCGTTCTCTGCCGTCAGGCGCTCCTTCTCGGCCGTGAGTTCGGCGGTCTCCCGCAGAACTCGATCGGCCACGATGGCGTACGCCTGGTCTTCCGTCAGAGTTCGCGGAGCTGGCTTGTTGGGCTCGTCACCCATGCCCTCACTCCGTTCCAGTCGTGCGGCCGTGATCGACCGTCCGTCTGGGGCGGGATCGGGGCCCTCCGGCAGGAAACGGAAGCGAACGCGCGTTGGCTGGCCCTAGCTGGCCACGAAGGCCAGGAGCTGGGCGGCGATCAGCTCGTTGCCGGTGTAGTTCACGGCCACGTCGGCGGCCGCGGTGTTGCGCTCCAGAATGGTCGCGACGGCATCACTCCAGCCGGGCTTGACCGGCGGGACGATGAGCGCAGCCCCCTGGAAGACCGGGTTGGCGAATCGGCGCACCGCGGTCTTGTCCCGGACATGGGCGCAGGCCCGCTCGTTCATCGCGCAGGCGTCGGCGTAGTCCATGACGTGGCCGCAGCCGGCCTCGCCGGCGCATTCGACCTGCTTGGAGACGCACTCCATCGAGTAGAAGAGCTGGCCTGTCTCGGCTGCCTTCTGGACGGTGTAGGTCTCGCTGGGGTTGAGGAAGGACCACATCACGGAGTTGGCCTTGATGTAGGGCGGCTCCAGCTCCAGCTGGGCCGCCTTCTGCTGGTCGGGGCCCATCAGGTCGGCGCCGGTGAGGCAGCCCACGATTCGGCGTTCGTCGTGCAGCCAGTTCAGCGGGCCCTGTGCGACCGAGGGCAGGCCGAAGGCCAGGTCGCCGGCGGTCCAGAACTGGTTGTTGGAGTTGGCCTTCTCGCTGCCGACCAGGCGGCCGCTGATGCGGGTCAGGAACTCCTCGAAGTTCAGGCCGTCCGGCTCGATCGGGGTGGTGAGGACGGTCTTGCCGTTGCCCTCCATCACCAGGGCGCGGGCACGTTCGGCGCCGGCCGGGCCGGGCGGCTGGGCCTGCACGACGGTGTCGAGGAGGGGCAGCTGGGGCGGGGTGACCCGGTCGAGGATGTCGAAGAATGTGCCCACGCTCATCAGTCGCTCCTTCTACTGGCCAGATCCGGGCGTGCCGGTGGTCTTGGCGGGCTTGCCGACTTGGCCGGCCGGGGGTGTGCCGCCGCCGGTGGGTCGCCCGCCGGTGGGCCCGAACGCTCCCGGGGGCAGACCGCCCTGGTTGTTCATGGGGGAGTTGAACGGCACCGCGGTCTGGAAGATGGGGTCGTAGAGCTGCTGCTCGACGATGCGCCGGTTGGCCTCCACCTCCTGGTCGAAGCCGACGTATTCGAGGATCGACTCGCGACTGATCTCCCGCTGCTGGCGCAGGGCCAGGATCATCTGGGTGATGGCGTCGTCGGAGTCCAGCTGGACCCGGCGAGGGGTGAAGGCGAGGTTGGGCTCGTCCTCGAAGGCGTCCGGGTTGCGCTCCAGGATCTCGTGGGCGAAGTGCCGCTCGAAGGAGCGCTTGAGCATGTGCCGGCGGGACTCCAGCAGCCGGGCGACCATGCGGGCCACGGTGACGGTGCTCTCGTTGCGTTGGCCGGTGCCGGACAGGGTCAGCGCGCCCAGGACCCGCTGGAGGAGCCGGGCGTCGAGGGTGTCGTGCTTCTCGCGGTTGAGGGTGTAGTCCTGCTTGGGGCTGATGATCTCGATCTCGAGGCGGTGGTCGGAGACGATGACCGGGACCTTGGCCAGGACGTCGAAGCCGCGCTTGAGGTTGTCGATCTCCTCCTGATGGGCCGGCTCGTCCGGGAGGCCCTTCTTGATCAGCAGGATGTAGTTGGCGGCGCCGATCAGGGTGACCCGGTCGGCCTCTCGCAGCTGGGTCTTCAGGTCCAGGATCGGGAAGGTGCTCTTGAGCCGGACGTCGGCCCAGCGGGCGTAGCTGGGTCGGGTCAGGGTGTGCCGCCAGACCCGGGTGGGGTTCAGCTCCAGCAGCCGGTCCACGTTGATGCCCAGGGCGCTCAGCTCGGGCTTCTCGTCCTCGGTGGGGGTGTACTTGCCCAGGATCAGCTGGGCCATCGTGGGGTCGAACGCGGAGGGCTGGTCGAAGCGGCCGTCCCAGACCTGCATCTCCTCCGCGGTGCCGTGCCAGGCCAGTCGGTCCCCGCCCCACAGCCGGTTGCCGACCGGGATGACCCGCAGGCTGTCCAGGATGGTCAGCTGGGTGGGGGCGACGATGTCGTAGACCTTGCGCTTCTTGTTGCCGCGCTTGGGCGGCGGGGGCGGTGGGGCGATGCCGGTGAGCGGGTCGGGCGGCGGCGGGACCTCCTGCGGCGGGGGGACG